CCGGTACGGCTCGACGAGAGGTGGCGGGGTCCTCAGCCGGTATGATCATCGCCCGTGCCGGACCCACCCCCCTACCCCTGGCAGGTGTCATGTCACTGTGTGTGTTGCTTGCTCGAGTTGCATGAGCGACAGAGCACACCGAGCGGTCCGTCTTCCCGACCACCTGCGGCGACGCTGGTGGTGTGGTCTGCGGTCAGGTCCCCGGCGGGGTGCGGTGGCCGGCCCCATCCTGGGCACCAGTCGCCGCGGGTGGCACGCCACGCGGCGACGGTCTGCGCGCGGCGTGTTGTCTCAGCGGTGGTGATGTACCGTCCTGCCGCGCACCGGCGGCAGCGGCCCCACCCTCGTTTGTGCCGCCCCTGGGTACGTGAGGCCGCCCGGTCTATAAGCTGCCCGCAGTCGAGGCAGGGCACCATTGGCATGTGTCACCCACCCGATGGTGTGATGGCGCGGGTGTGCGCGGGTGGTTGATACTGCGGCCATGGAGACTATCGACGGGTACATGATCCGGGTGCGTTGGGATGGTCAGACGCTGCGTGTGCACGGCACGAGCAAGATGGCCAGGGTGGCGCTCAACGGCGCGGACCATGGTGACGACGTGGTGTTGGCCAAGGCTGAGATTGAGCAGGCGCAGTTGCGGGATGCGACGATGCTGGTCAACGGTTCGCTCACCGTACGTACTGTGGCGGGGCGGAAGCATGTCCTGCACTTCCGGCGTAAGCACCAGGCTGACTTCGCCCGCCTAGCGGAGGTACTGGGTTCCTAGCTCAACGCTTCCTTGGCGACTCGCGTCACTGAGCGCGAGCGTAGCATATTGCCACCTTGGTCCGACTTATCGGACACGCATGAGTTCGGCGGGTCGCCAGCCTACGCACACCGCGGCGTCATGCCACCAGCTGTGCACATCAGCGGACAGCCAGTCGGCGACTTCACCGGCCAGGGTGGGGGCCAGGCCGACCAGTTGGCGCATCGCCGCTTTGTGCCAGTCCATGCCCGATGGTGGTGCGGCCAGCCGGTGGCGGGTGTGCCAGCCGCACAGCTCGCCGTACACGGTGGCCAACAGGTCGACTGCGGCCAGGTCTACGGGTGGCCGGGATGTTGGCACCTGGCGGCGTTCAGGCCGGTTGTTGGTGGTGCCTGGTTGGGTGGCGGCGCGGAGTTGGTCGAGCAGGGGTGGGTGGGTGAGGATGCGTCCGCGGACGGCTAGGTGGATGGGGCGGGTGAGTTGCATGACGTCGGCTGCGATGGCTGATAGGACCCTGGGGTCGACCCCCGTGTAGATGCTCATGGTCACTCCTCTACGGCTCGGTGCAGATCGCGCAGTCAGCCATGCCGGCACCTCCGATGGACGTAGATCAGGCCGACGCCGTAGGCGGCCAGGACAATGACCGCGCCAACCCAGTGCCCGTCGAGTTCGTGCGCGGCGTACAGCGATAGGACTGAGACCAGCCAGCCGACGGTGTAGGCGCCGCGGACCGGCCGGCAGGGGGTGCGGATGTCGTGCTCATCCATGGCGGGTCTCCTCCACGATGATCGGCATGCGCAAGATCCGGTCTCTAGCACTTTCGTAGCTCAACGGCCCCATGACCACGACGACCACGACGCTCACGGCATAGCGCCCGGGGACCCTCCACCATTTGCCGAACATCCAGATGTGGTAGTCGGACTTCCTGACCTGGATGTCGACGCCGCTGGCCGCGCCGACTTGCTGGGCCAGCGACTTGAGTCGTTCGATTCTGCTCATGGTCACTCCTCCTGCTCGCGAACGAACTCGGCGGGGCCTGGCCGGATCTCCACCGGGTTGCCCATCAGCCAGAGCTGCGACCCGATGACGATGTGCTGAACGACCTCGCCCGCCATCGCGTCCCAGTGCTCTTGGCTGATCCGCCACCGCGACCACGCACGGTCGCGTGGGTGGGTGTCCCAGTACGCCTGGTACACCTCACGACGCAAGGTGATGTTGGCGTGCTCATCCATGGCGGCACCACCAGCCGACGCTCATGCGTCGTAGCTGCCGGCGCCGGTACCGGCGGGTGACTGCGGCGACCAGGGCGGCCCGGCGAACCTGGCGTTCGAAGTCGGTCATGGCTGCTCCAGGGTGTTGGTGGCCGGGCGCATCATCAGATGCCACACCAGGGTGCCGTAGGCAACCAGCGCGGTGCCGGCGTAGAACAGCGGACCGGCCGGCAGCAGCTGGCCGGTGCCGAAGACCCGAAACTCCCAGGCGACCGGCGGCTCGTAGTTCGCCATGGCCCACAGCTCCACCACATCTGGCCGCCGGGCCGCGACGTGCAGGGTCTCCCCGGTCAGCTCCAGGATGTGCCACTGGTCGTCGACGGGGATCTCGTAGCGGTGGATCGTCGGCTCAGTCATGCCTCCTCCAGGGTCTCGGCAGCGGGCGTGGCGGTTGCCCGGCTGGTGTAGACACAGCTCGCCCACCTCGTACATGGCATCCAGGAATGCGCGCTCGGTGTCGCCCAGCTCGGCCAGCAGCCATGAACCTGTCCAGGTGCGTGACGTCCGGCTTCGGCGGTTTGAAGCTCCACCGCAGCACCTGACCCATGCGCCACGAGGTGGTGAACCCGATGGCGTACGGGCCGACGGTGAACACCTTCGGGTCGGCGCGGACGATCAGGTCCCAGCCTTGCGGGGCGGCGGAGTCGCCGCCGAGGTGCACGGTGCCGTTGTGGACCAGCCCAACCACCGCGGTCATCCGCTCTCCTCCTGGCGGTTCAGCAGTTCCCGTTCCCACTCCGGCAGGTCCTCCGTAGTGGTGGCCGGCTGGGTGGGGATGGTGCGCTGCCCGGTGCGGACCTTGGTAGCCCACCTGCGCAGGCTGGCGGCGGACCCGATCCGGGCGCCGGCAGCCTGATCGGCCGCCCAGTCGAGCGCGTCGGCGGCGGCGTCGCGGCAGTCCTGATCCGCGTTGGCCTCGACCATGCTCGCCGTGTCGCCAGCCTCACGGGCGTACTCCTCCGCCTGGACAAGCTGAGCCTGAAGTCCGTAAATTTCGTTCAGCCGGGAAAGCGCCACCTGCTTCAACCGCTCAACATGAGCACGCTCTGTGGCCAGGTCGGCTTGGGCGCCCTCGGCGTACTCCCGAAGCTGCGTCAGGCAAAGCTCGTGGTCGGCGTCGCGGCGGGCGGTGGCCAACTCGTCCGCCAACGCGCCGATGGTGACCAGGGCGGCGTCCAGGTCGGCCGTGTCACCATCGGCGCGTTGGCGCCACTCGTCTCGCAGGTGGTCAGTGGTGCGCCAACCGTCAGTCAGCCGGGCAATCTCCACGTGGGCATCGGCCATCTCGTCTACCCGGGCCTCCGCGGTCTCGGCACGCTGGCGCCAGTACCAGTAATCCTGCGCTTCTACGGGCAGCGACTGACGGTACCGGTCTCGCTCGGCTGTGACCTCAGCCAACTCTGTGCGGGTGAGCCGGCCAATCTCGGCGAGCAGCGCGGGCACGTCATCGGCGGAGCAGATGGCCGCTGACACCTCGGTCAGGGTGATGTCCCGGCCAGCGTCGCGCTCGAGCTGGGCATGCCGTGCGGCGCGGGCGCGGATGGCGGCCAGGTCCAGTCCGCTCATGGTGTTCCTTTCGGGGTGGGCAGTGGTCGCCGGTTGCCGCAGTGGCAGCAGGTGCAGCGGCCGCGGTGGCCGGCCGGGCGGGTGCAGCGGTGGTTGCGCCGGCCAAGGCAGCCGGCGGCGGGCCACCAAGTGCCGCACAACTCGGCGACGGCGGTGGTGGTCACGGCCGGCTCCCGTCGCGGATCCAGTCGGCGAAGTCCTCGGCCAACTCGGTCGCGCCGAACATGGTCGGCGGGGCGCCCATGAAGAGTCGGGCCACGGCGTCCAACGCCCGGGCCCGGATTTCCTGCTCCGGGTCCAGGCCGGCGACTTCGAGCTCGGCCGGCTCCGGCTCGTCGTGGAGCCGTTCCACGTGGGCGATGAGCGTCAGCAGCCGGCGGCGGACCGGGGTGCGGAAGTGGTGGTCGTCGAGTTGGTCGAGGTCGGCGACGATTTGCCGGAGCTCGTCGGCGAGGTGGTTGGTCATGGCCGGGTCCCGGTGTGGATCAGTTGGGTTTCGGCGACCGCCCACGCGATCGAATCCTGCCGGTAATCCCCGGCGATCTCTGCCAGCCGCAACTGCAGCAGCTCTGCGGAGTCCTTGCCGACCTCGATGCACCAGCATGCGTTCTGCCATGCCGACGCCGGCTCGGACACCCACTGGCCGTGCAACTTGCCGGCACGCTGGATAGCGATGGCGGTGTTGCTGTAGTACGAGGCCCAATCGGCCTGGGTGAGCTTGTCGTCGCTGTTGCCGATCATGATGAACACAGTCATGTGATCCACGTCCTGTCGCAGTGGGTGCAGTGCCAGAGTTTCGCGCGGCCGGCGTCGATGAGCGTGCCGCTGATCCACGTCTGGCCGGTTGTGTGGTCGTGGTGCCAGCAGCTGCGCTGGCGCCGCCAACGTCCGATGATGTTGGTCATGGTGGTGGTCATGTGCTCTCCGTTTCGGCGAGCCGCTCCGAGCGGCAGGGTCGGCAGTGGCTGTGGATAACCCTTGGCGGCGATGCGGTTGGGGTGGTTCGGCGTACGCGCGTGCGCGGTACGGTGCTTGACCCATGGCTACGGTGGGTGAGTAACTTCTCCGTTAGTCCCGTCACGTCACGTCTCGTAGGATTCGCAGGCCGGGACTCCCGTGCGGGACTCCCGGCGGGATAGGTCATGGGGAGTCCCGCCAGCATCCGCAGTCTTCGCCGTGCCACCGTACGCAGTTGCCTTTTCGTGACAACTCCTCGATCTTGCGCCGACGCTCTTGAGTCTCCTCGTTGGTCTGCTGGTACTCGGCCCAGCCGTGGATGACCCATCCGGTTCCTTCCTTGTGCCATAGTCCGACCTGGACGAGCCGGTCGGCGTCGATGGGGCGGCCGCCGATGCGGGCGAGCGCACCTTTGGGTATGAACCCGTCGGTGCCGTGGCGACCGGCGTAGGCCATCGAGCAGATATAGATGAATGCGGTGCCGCGGCCGTCCTTGTAGTCGTCGACGAGTTGGATGATTTTGGGGTGGTCAGGCATCGTGGTGTCCAGCCGGACCCATGGCAGGCTCATGGGCGCTCTCCCCGTTGGTCGAGTTGGGCGGCTGGTGCCGGTTGGCGGATGGGTCGGTGGCCGAACACGGCGTGGTGTGCGGCTTCGCTGGCCGGGTGGTCCCGGAACACGGCGCCGCATGCGCAGTGCAGTACCGGGGTGTCGGCGGGCGGCAGCTCGGCGGTGTAGGCGGCGGCTGGCCGGGCGCCGGTGGGTGTGCGGCCGTGGTCGCGGGAACCGGGGCGGGTCATCTCCGAGCGTCCGTCCACCGTTGCAAGGACTGGATCAACCAGGAGACACGGAACAGGCGGCCCTCGGTGGGGTTGTCGCCATCGGTCTCTGCGCACGGTCGCCCGGCATCGGTGCTCACCGCCCACCGCAGCAAGTCTGTCGGGATGAACAGGATCATCCGAGTGTCGCCAACCGCGAACGCCCACCATTCGGCGTCGGTCACATTGAGCCCGCTCGGCTTCCAGCGTGTACCAGCGCCGCCGGGGTCCTGCATCAGTTCGACGTAGATCATGTCGTCGAGCCTCCGCTTGCGCTTCACCTCGACCCGGCCCTGACCGTCGCCCAACTCGGCGCGTACCTGGTCGGCGAACTCCGCCAGCAGGCGGGCGTGCCGACGGCGGTTCTCTCTGGCCTTCAGTGCTTGCTTAGAAATCCCTGATTCGGCAGGGATTTTTATCCCTGATTCGGCAGGGATTTTCTTAGGCCGCCCCACCTTACCCCTGCCCAGCAGTTGCCCAATCCTAAGTAGGGTGATCACACGAGATCGGCGCGCCTCAGCTGCGTCCTTCCCCAACTGCTGGAGCCGCTTCTCGACCGCTACGAGAGTCGCCTCCAACTCGTCGAGCTGCTGCTCTGTCATGCTGTCGACCTGTTCCCGCACCGCAACCGCGAACCGCAGCAACTCTTCAGCCGTAGCCGTCTTCGGCTCAATCCTTGCTAGCTCACTCATTCCCCCGCCTGCCTCTCTGCCGTCTCCAACGTCCGCCGCGCGCAGCACACCGCCGGCATCTCCGCCGCGTCGAGCCGTCCCCGGCACCAGCACCGCCGGCCGCATTCCCGCGTCCCGTTGCATCGGCATGGATACCTGTCACGCACCGACGTGCCGGCGACCAGCCACCGGTCGTACGGCCCGCGTGGCATGTCGGTGGCGTGCGCGGCCCGACTGGCCCGCAGGCGCACCATCCCGGCCGGCATCACGCCGCGCCCCTTGCCGGCCGCTCGGCCTCAACGCGGCCGGCCTCATACCACTCCCGGCGCACCAGCTCCGCCTCACACAACCGCCGGTACCGTTGCACCGTCCGCCGGGTGCAGCCGATCCGCGACGCAACCTGCCCAGAGGACATGCCGCGGGCGGTCAACAGCTCGACCGCGGCGCGCATCTCCCCGGCGGTGTACCGGGCGGGACGCTGCCCGGCGGCGATCCGCTCAACCGCCACCGGATCCGGTTCCCGCGGTGCGGGCGACGCGTGTGGCACCCCAGGCCGGGCCGAGGTCCAGGTCATGCGGCCGCCACCTCTTCCTGCTCGTCGCCGCGCTGGTGACTAGCGTGAGCGCGAGCGGCCAGCCAGGCCTCAACCTCTTCAGGACGGGTTCCTGGGCGCTCTCCCGGACCGGGGAAGTTCAACGCTGCGTACTCACCGAAGTGCGTACGGGCTGCTGCGTCGTATGCGAGCGCGGCGGACTTCTCATCCTTGAACAGCCCCAGACTTGTCCGTCGCCCATCTACGTTGATGATGGCCCGCCACCGCTTCGACCTGTGCCAGACCACACCCTTGAATGGGGAGGCGCTGCCACGCCGCTTACGTTGGTTCTGATGGTTTTGCCGATGTGTGGCCTGCCTCAGGTTGTCACGCCGATTGTCCAAGCCGTCGCCGTTCCGGTGGTCCGCCTGATCCCATCCAGTGATCAGCGTGTGCATCAGCTGAGCCCCGTACGTACCGTCGCCGTTGTTCCACGTCCTACGTGCGTACGAGGTTTCGTCGGCACGGACCTGGTGGACGTGCCACGTGTACTGACCCACCAACTCCACATCGTCTTTATCAACAAGCGAAACGCGCCCGTGGCCAAGGTCAATCTCAACAACCGCGTGATGATCGCACCGGCACCAGTCCTTGTCGCACAGTGCGGGTGCGCCAGGTGCGCACACGGCCAGGCAGTCGGCGGACACCGGCCGGGTGTCGCCGCAGCCGCAGCCGAGGCCGATCTCTACGTATCCCGAGAACTCGTCGAACTCATCCACGGCGCGCCTCCTCGGTTTCCAGGACGGCCAGCGTGCCGTCGTCGCCATGCACTACCAGCCGGTGCGCTGCGATCGCATCCCGGCCGCCGTGCAGCGGGTCAACATGGTCGGGTATCCACTGCCAGGTGTGGGCTGGGCAGCCGGGGTCGAGGCAGCGCCACCGTGGCCGCTGGGTTGGGGGTCTCATAGGGTCACCTCGCTGCCGTAGCCGGCGACGCGGAGGATCCGGACCGCCTGCTCGAGGTGGGTGACCATCCACCCGTCGTCTTCTGAGTACCTGGCACCGCCGACCAGCGTGGCGACGGTGGACGTGCGGGCCCATGCCCACCAACGGCCGGGGTTGCCGATGCGGTAGCGGCGGGTGATGAGGACGCCGTGGTCGGCGCCGGCGTGCTCCCGCTGGTTTTCGAGTTCGTCGAGCCATTCGCCGATCTGCCGGTCGGATGGGTGGTGGGCGTAGGCGCCACCTTTGACGGACCAGCAGAGGCCGGGTGTGCCGGTGATGTCTCCGGCGTCTTTGGCACCGCGCATGCGGCGGCGTTCGCAGTAGGGCCAGCCGTTGGCGGCGAGCCATTCGGTGACTAGCCGTTCGGCTTCGCGGCCGATGTCCTGGGGTTTACGCGGCGCCATCGGTGCCTGCCTCGGGTGGGGCTGTGACCTCGGCCAGGTACAGCGTCGGATTCTTGTGGGCGGCGGCCTTCTCCAGGACGTCGATGAGCCGGCGGGCCTCGGCTGTGGTGAGCTCGTTTGCGCTGGCCAGGTCCCGGCCGACGATGCGGGAGCAGATGTCGAGCCGCTCAGTCCTGTCGTCGATGCCGAGTTGTCCGAACAGGGCCATCATTTTTGCCCGCTGCGGCGCGGTGTACGGCTGTGGTCCGTCGCCGGGTAGCGGTGGTGGGGCGGCCCGCTGGGCGGTGCGCCCGGCCGGTTTGGTCGCGGCGGCCGCCTGCCGTTTGGCTGGTGCCGCGGCGCGCTGTGCTGTGCGCGGCGCGTGGTCTGTGTCGAGGCGGGATTCATCGTCCTCGTCGGCGGCGACGCCGACCATGGCGGCCAGGCAGTACCTCCTGGCATACGTGATCCGGCCACCGATCATCTGAATCCCGCCCTCACCGCTGATCGGAAACTCGCCGGACAGGGATTCGCCGGAGTCGTGGAGCAGGTGGTAGCGCAGGCACATTTTGCCGTCGGAGCCGGCGCCGGGCATGGTGGTGAACGCGAGGCCGTGACGGGCGAGCAGGGGTAGCACGGCGTCGGACAGGTTGGCGAGGGTGACGTAGCTGTAGGAGTAGGTGCCGCCGGCCTTCTTCTCCACCTCGACGGTGCGGTCCCGTTCCAGCTTGGGTAGCCCGGCTTGGACCTTGGCGAGCGCGGCGTTCAGCGCGGGTGTGGTGTCGGTCATGGTTCCATCCCGTCCGGGCCTTCGATCCCGGCCTGAGTCAGCACGTAGGCGGATGCCGTCGGCGGTTCGATCGGCTGACCAACCAGGTCGCGGAGCCCAGCCTGGATGCGCGCAACTTCGCAGATGTACAAGAAGTCCCGGTACTGTTCCTCGCCGCACCGCAGGGGCACGAACGAGTACCCGTCGGCCCGGATGTGGATACCGGCGCAGAAGTCGACCGCCGGCATGTCGATGACCTCGCCGTCGGGCAGGATCAGGAACTCGGAGTGCCGGTATGGCGCCAACTGCATCGCCACGTCGCCGAAGATGCCCGACTTGCCGGTCTTCCAGTCGAGCAGGCCCCGCGCGTAGCCGTCGTCACTGCGGTCGATGTGCTCGTACTCCGGCATGTCCGGCAGCAGCACGTCGGCGATCAGGTCCAAGGTGCCGACGTGGCGGCGGGATTCGGAGTACACGACCGCCTCGACGTGGGCGGCGCGCACGTCGAACTCATCCAAGAAGCGGACACAAGATTGGACGTAGCCGGTCAGCGCGTCGGGTACGGTGACCCGTTCGCCGGCGATGAGCCGCTCGGCGAGCTTGTGGATCTGGGTGCCCTTGTTGGATGCGGCGTCGCGCTTTTCGTACCGGCCGCCCTTCATCTTCTTGAGGCGTTCGGACGGTGGCAGCTTTGACAGTTCCTCCCACGCGTCGATGGTGTATTCGGCGGTGGCGTCGCCTGCCCAGTTGAGTAGTGCTGGTTTGGGTAGGCCGTCGCCGACGAGGGTTGTGATGCCGGGGACGCGCTGGTCGGTGTCGAGGTCGATGTAGAAGTGGTTGCGCCCGTTGTCTTTGCGTTGGATTCTCATCCCAGCCCCCCGGCCGTCTGATCGGCGCCGTAGGTATCGGTCGCCGTTTCGTGGACGGTGTGCGGGTCGCCGAGTTGGCACCGGTAGCAGCCGCGCTCGACGTCTTGGATCAGCCGGTAGCCGGTGGAGGTGGGCCGCCGGAACCGGACGACGGCGATCTCCGTCTGCTGGCCGCGCATGTCCCGTGGCTTGTACCACGAGACCCACGGGTGGTCGATGTGCGTCTGCGTGTCATCCCGGTTGGTCAGGATGGTGCAGAGCGCCACGTGCTTGTCTTTGCTGTGGCTGTAGTAGACCGACTCCACCCGTAGGGTGCGGCCGGCCGCGCGCGGGTCGTTGTCGGCCCAGATTTGCCCGGGCCGGACGGCCGGGGTGGTCTCACGGCTCACGTTGTCCCCCATGCTGCTGATGGCGTTGTACATCGCCATGGCGAGTTCCTCCGCGGCGGTCACGGTCCCCTCCTGATGGCGTCGGCGAGCTGGACGAAGAACAGAAGTGCGGCATACACGGCGGCCCCCGCGATCAGCGGGAGGTGGTTATAGGCGTAACTGGCCACGATGAGGCCGACGACGGCTGCGTTGAACATGCACCAGAGATAGGCCGAGGTCTTCACGTTGTCCTCCCGGTGCAGCGGTGGCCGGCCAACTCGGCCAGCAGGGTGCGTGCGGCGGCGCGGCGGGTCAGCCGGTAGCCGTGCCGCTGCTGGCAGCCCAACCACCAGCACCAGCGGCGGCGCCACCACCGGCGGGTGTCCCGCTCGAGCCACACGTCGTGCCAGGTGATGGGCTGCGGCTGGTCAGGCCCGGGCAGGTGGTCCCGTTTGCGGACGCGGATGCGCCGGTCGGGGCGGGTTTGCTGTAGGGCTTCCACGCCGTCGATGGCGGCCCGGTCACGCTCGTAGGTGCGGCGTAGCCGGTGCCAGCCGTGGGTGGTGAACGCCCGGCTGATGCGGGTGCGCGCCCAGCGCAGGCCGGTCATCGCTCCTCCTCGTCGATCACCTGGGGGTCGAAGAGGGGACCGTCCTGCTCGTCGTCATCGCCAACGGGTTCGTCGTCGTCTTCCTCAAAGGCGAGGTAGTCCAGGTACCACAAGATCCGATACATGAGGTCGCGGTGCATCTCGTAGTTGAGGTACTCGAGCAAGATGATCAGGAACAGGGCTGCGCCGACGGCCATGACCACGAACGCGGTCCACGGGGTGCTCACGAGTCGCCTCCCGTCAGCGTGAGGGCGATCAGCGCGGTGCCGTAGCGTTGGATTTCGGCGCCGTAGAAGCCGCAGTCGGCGGCGGCGGCCTGACGGCGGTGGTCACCGGCGGCCATAATCTCGGCGGTGGACAAGTCCCGGCCAGGCTTGTACGCCTCGGTGATGGCGACGAAGCGGCGCTTGGCATCCTCGTAGCAGTTGAGCGCGTGGAGTATCCGCCCGCGTAGCTGGGTGGTGGTCAGCTGGGTCACAGCCCGCCCCCTTGGTGCTCGAGGTGGACACACCGGCCAAGCCGGCACTGTTCCGACTGTGACCGTTCCCGCGGAGACAGCCCGCCGGCGATGCCGTACCGGTGCCGGTCGTCCGCACCACGCTCAGCGGTCATGATCCACTCCAAGCATTGGAAGCGGACCGGGCACTCGGTGTTGCATATTGTCTTGGCCCGCGCGCCGGTTTGCCCGGGCTCGGGGAACCAGGCGTCGTATCGCAGCCTCGGGTGGTCGCGGCAGGCGGCGCGTAGCCGCCAGTCCAGGTCGGTGATGGTGACGGTCATGGTGTGCTCCCAAACAGTGGTGGCTGCCGGTCCAACTCGGCCAGCCAGTCGAGCAGCGCCGGTAGGTTCCGGTCGGGGCCGTACGCCAGGTAGGTGCCATCAGCGGAGTCGCAGCCGGTCGCGGCCGCGTATTGCAGCCGGCGGCGGGAGTTGACCCGGCCCATGTGGACCCGTTTGCCACGGTCGTGCGCCTCGGCGGTCAACGCGCGGGCGGCCGCGCCGAGCTTCCACGGCGTGTCCCCGGCCAGGAACAGCACGTCGAGCAGGTCCCACGGCACCATGCCGGGGGCTTCGGCCCCGTTTTGCGCGGCGTACCCGGCGGGGTAGCCGGCGCTGCGGATCCGGTCGAGCATCGGCCCGGACCGGTCAAGGGTGCCGGCGGCGTCGAATGGTACGTCGGGTGCGACGGCGAACGCGCACCGGCCGGCCAGGTGGGCGCGTTCGCCCAGCCAGGCCAGGAACGCGTCGTCGCCGGGGTAGGTGCCGGTGTAGGCCCCGTTGTCGGCGCACCAGTCCCGTCCCGCGCCGACGGTGTTACCGCTGGCGGGGGTGGCGATCTGGCCGAGTAGTCCGCGGTCCATCGCCTCACGCACCCTCGGGCCGGAGGCGGTCGCGTAGTACCGCACGGGCCACCACCACGGGTGTGACGACCGCCAGGGTGGCGGCGGTTTTGACGTATATCTGGCCGGGCATCGCCGACCAGACGGGGAATCCGGCCAGGGTTAGGAACAGCAGCGAGTCGACGGCGGAGCCGACCAGGTTGGATGCGAGCACGGCACGCGCCCAGCCGCGGCGCCGCAGCGGTGCGTAGACCGCATAGTCGGCGGCCTCGGAGACGGCGAACGCAACCCCGGACGCGAGGGCGAGCTGTGGCGTGGTGAGCACTGCGGACAGGGCGGCGCCTGCGGCGATGCAGGTGGCGACAGCCCACCGGCCGGCCGCGTCGTGCACCACGTCGCGGGCGAGCAGTACGAGCCCGGCGGCCCACGTGCCGGCGGTGGCGGTAAGCCCGAGTCCTACCGGGACCAGCCCGTACTGGGCGGTCAGCATGTTGGCGGCCACGACCAGGGTGAGGAACGCGACGACGGCCGCGACGGTGCGGGTCATGGTGTGCTCCCGTTGGTATGCAGGCTGGCCGGCCACGGCTGGGCGTCGTAGGCGGATAGCACCGCGTCCCGGTCGACCGGGCCGGCGAGCCATCCGTGGTAGTGGACCCAGATGTCCAGTGCGGCGGCGGCTTTTGCCCGGCTGGCGTGGGGGACTAGGAAGTGGGCGAGTGCGGTCGCGGCCCGTTCGGTGGCGTTCACCGGCCGACCTCCGAGTCCTGCCAGCGGGCCAGGATGCGCTTGGCGCGGGCGTGAGGACATGCCGGTTCGACGTCCGTCCAGCCGTGTGCCTGGCAGCCGTGGTGGTCGAAGCTGCACGGGTCGGGGTCGGTCAGGTCGCGGATGAGCCGCAGCAACTCCTCGACGGCGATTTCGACCACCAGCCGTTCCAGCTCCCCCTTGGTCACCAACTGCTGTCGCTCAGCCATGGCCGGCCTCCCCGCACTCGCGGGCGATGCGGGCGAGGGTGGTGCGCGGCCCGTCACTAAGCGGCCCGTCGTAGGCTTCGATGGCCTGGGCGATTTCCTCGGCGACCGCCGCGCGAGTCAGTTTGGCCTGCTCGATGGTGGAGCGGATGGCGTTCGGCCTCCACCCGTCGGCGACCAGCGCGGCGACCCCCGCCCGGAACCCGTCCCAGTCCGAATGCTCGGCGTAGACGCACTCCTGCACACCTGGACATTCCCTCGGGTCGGAGCAGGCCCGGCTCGTGGTCCGGTGATAGGCGTTGGCCACCAGCTCCACGTCGGCGTCGGTGTAGGTCATCACCGCCACCCTTCGAGCTCGTCCTGGGGCCGCCGGTCGGCTAGCCCGCTGACCCGGGCCGCCTGCCGGGCCTGCCACTGCTCCCGGGCGGCCGTGGCGACCAGCCGCCGGTCGAGCAGGTGCAGGGCGGTCACGCAGGCGGCGATGATGGCGGCCAACACGAGGCCGGCCACTGTGCTGCTCATCAGGTCTCCTCATGGTGGTGGCCGGGCGCCGCCGCGGTCTTGTTCGGCAGCACGGCGGCACCCGGCGGGTACTGTGCCCGGCCCGGGCGGCTAAGGGGGTAGTCGTGACCCCGGGCCGGACGTGTGGGCGCGCCGCCCCGGGTCACAACCGGGGCGGCGCGCAGCCCACCGGCACGCGGCGTACCCCCGCGCGCAACAGCGGGCGCCGGCCGGGTCGGAGTGCCCGGCCGGAGCATGGTGGTGGTCAAGTAGGCCAGGCCGAGCAGCGCCGGCCACGTCCCGCCGACGGCCCGCGGGTCGAGGACGGCCACAGCCAGGGGCATGCTGGTGGCGACGAGCAGCGCAGCGGGCAGGGCGAGCAGGCGCCAGGTCGGGGTGGTGGCCCACACGGCCACATGCCGGCGGATCATCGGACACCGTCCAGCCGGTGGAGCAGGGCCCGGCCGGCGTCGGTCAGCTCCCAGATGTAGTAACGGCCCGAGCGTTCCCCCGGGGTGATCAGCTCACGTCGGTGCAGGGCGTCGACGGTGGCGGTGACGTTCCAACCCAGGTGGTAGCTGGGCTTGCGCGGGTCGGACACGTCACGCTGCACCTGCCCGTCGCCGACGGCGCGCAGCACGGTGCACATGGCCGGGGACAGGCCGGCGATGGTGGTCACGTCGCACCGACTTCCGGTGCCGGTCGAGCGATCTGTTCCCGGTACAGCTCGACGATCGTCCCGATCTGCGACATGGCCAGCTTCGCGTCGGCGTTCTGCGACCGCTGGTAGCCGATCACCTGGCATGCCAGGTAGGCGATGATGCGGGGGATGTTCTCCCGGCGTTGCTTGGCCACGAGGTCGGCCACCAGGTTGGTTGCCTCTGTCAGGGTTGGTGGAGTCCCGGCGCCCCAGTCCACCTGGAAGACCAGAGCCTGGCCGGTGTCAACGATGCTCGACCCACACGACCGGGGGCAGTCCCGGTTGAGACACGAGCACTTGGTGGTCATGTCGGCTCCCCGGTGGGGATGGTGGCTAGCGTCTGGATTACCGCACAAATGTCGGCCGCGGATGGAGCGGCGGCGCCGTCTTCCCACTCCACTTCGATCGACTCCGGGCCGGGGCCAAGTTGCCGATACTCAACGCGGATGGTGATGCTCGGCGGGAACCGGGGGCGGTCACCCTGGTCGGCGACGGTCACGTCGGCTCCCCGGTGATCAGTTCGGCGGCGGGCACCGCGCCCTCACGGGCGAACGGCTCCGGGTCGTTGTGGTGGGCGCCGAGCCGGTCGGGGTAGGCGCTCACCCAGTCGGGGTGCGGGTCGGCCCGGTGCCGGCCCTGGTAGGCCAGGCCCTGCCAGTCGACTTCAGTGATGCTCATCGGGTTCTCCAGGCGGTGAGCGCGCCGGCCAGGATCAGCGCCGGCAGCAGCGGGAGCAGGATCATGAGGGTGAGTAGGCAGCAGCCTTTGCGGGTGGCGGCTTGTCTCGCGGCGCGGCCGGCGGCCCGTCCGGCGATGTACCCGTGGGTGTAGTCGGCGTTGTTGCGCCGCTTCGGCTGCCGCGGGTCAACCGGATGCGGGGTGCGGCTCACGGCGCAACTCCCGTCATGTCGTCAGCGCACGGCCAGCCGCGACGTGGTGCCTCCCGCTCGTAGCGGCGGCCGGACAGCCACCGCCACGCCAACTCGGCGTCAGGCTGATGGGCGAGGAAGTCACGCTCGTAGTCGGAGACCCGCAGGTGCTCGGCGTGGCACACCGGGCAGACCAACGCGACCTTCCGGTGCGACCACGCCGGGTGGGTGGCGAGCCGGGCGATCCGGTGGTAACTGGAGCCGCTCACAACGCACCCCCATGCCCACAGTCCGGGACCGTTCGGATCTCACCGTCGGTCAGCCAGCACGAGTCGCATACCGGGCCGGACGTGAAAGACCGCGCGTACGCCGTCTCCTCGTCGAAGAATGAGACGCCGGTCAACGTAGAGACGGCGTGGTCGTCCTTCAGCCCGAACATGCCGGCGGCGACGGCGGCACGGCGGGCGTCGGTGACCAGCCGGGTGCAGGTCATGGCGCACGCTCCGCGTCCCGCATCACGCAGCACGCGTACGCGCTGGCGAGCCGGCCCTGTGTACTGCGCGTCATCGACCGGTACAGGTCGGCGAGCGCGAGCTGTGCGGACATGCCGTCGGCGATCTGGTCACGCACGAGCCGGACCAGGCCCTCGTGGATGTCGCGGCAGGCAGCCATCTCCTGGTCGAGCCCGGTGCTGGTCAGGCTCATCGGGTGCCTCCCGGACGTCGGGCTGGGATGGCGGCGAGTAGGCAGCCGACGCCGGCCAGGGCGAGGCCGAGCAGGGTGAGGGTGGCGACCGGCCCCCAGGTCATCCGGGCGACGGCGGCGGTGGGCATGGCGGCGACCAAGGCGAGGCCGGTGCAGGTGAGCACGAGCTGCCGGATCATCGGGCACCGCCCGCCGCCGGCTCCGCGGGGAGTAGGTCGGCCATCGGCACGTCGAGTGCCCGGGCGACCATCTCCAGGTCGTTGGCGCTGAACGGGGCCGGCGGCGTCGCGCGCAGGTGCCGGTGAACCCAGTTGTGCGAGACGCCGAGCTGCCGGGCGAACTCACGGTCAGACAGGCCAGCGGCTAAGACTCTGGCGACAACGGCCTGGCGGATGCTGACGTCTGCGGTCATAGCCAGAGAGTGTCACCAAATATGTGACGCCGCAAGCGTCACGGGTGCCCAATCGCAGAATCACCCGATCGGCTGACACGGACGTAATACCATCAGGCTGGACACCGGCACGAAAACCGTGCCACCATGGCGCCATGGCCATCGATGAGTCGCTCAGCGACTACGTTGCCGGAGAGATCCGGGCGATGATCGGCCGCAAGCGCACAAGCGGGCGCGAGCTGGCCGGACGGCTCGGCGTCTCCAGATCCTGGGTGAGCTACCGGCTGACCGGCAACACCGAGATCACGTTGAACGACCTGGAGCGGATCGCCGCCGCCCTGGACGTCGAGATCACCGAGCTGCTGCCCGCCCGCACGCTTAACAAGACCTATGCGCCACCACCGGTCCGGCCGACCGGGCCGCGGTCCCAACGGGTGCTGCTCGCCCCCGGGCATGCACTCGAGCGTCACCCGACCGGCCGACCCGCGTCCGCTACGTCCGGCACAACCCCGGCGGACGTCCGCCGGCCGGCCATCACCCGCCGCACCCACTCCGGTAGCAGCACGTGACCGTCACCGCACACCCTGATCTGATGCACTCGGATCTGCTCGAGGAGTACCTGGCAGACCTGGCACATGTGGCATCCGCCGGCACCGTCGCCACCTACACCACCGTGCTGCGCATGGCCCACAGGGAGCTCGGCGCCGGCGTCGTCGTCGCCACCACCGCCGAGCTCCGGGCGTGGCTCACCTCCCGCGACTGGGCACCGGCGACCCGCTCCACCTACCGTGCCGCGTTGCGCAGCCTCCACCGCTGGCTGACCGACCGCGGCTACAGCGACTACGACCCGACCGCCAGACTGCCCCCGGTCAAGATCCCCCGACGGCTGCCGCGGCCCACCACCGACGAGGAAACCCGCCGGATCCTGACCCGCGCCGACCCGCCGGTGCGGCTGTGGGCGCTGCTGGCTGCGTACACCGGCGCCCGGTGCGTGGAGATCTCCCGGCTGCGGCGGGAGGACGTCACCCAGCTGACGGTGCGGCTGGACGGCAAAGGATCCAAGGAGCGGACGGTGCCCTGCCACCCGCTGGTCTGGGCCGCGGTGGCCGACCTGCCCGCCGGGTGGTTGGCCGGCGGCGCCAACAACAAACGGATCTCCGACCGTGGCCGGCATGAGCTGCGGCGGCTCGGGCTGACCGGCGGTCTGCACCGGCTGCGCGCCTGGTACGCCACCGCGGCGCTGGCCGTCGACGGGGCCAGCCTGCGCACCGTGCAGGAGCTACTCGGGCACACGTCGCCGACGACCACCCAGGTGTACACCTTGGTCCCGCCGGCGGCGATGCGTGCTGCGGTCAACGGCCTGCCGGACCTGGCCGGATGACCGGCCTGCGCTGCTCCGGCACGGCGGTGGTCGCCGGCAGCGGCTGGTCACCGGCGATGACCACCCGCGGTATCCGCTGCGGATCCAGGTGGCCGGGGTGGCCGACGACCAGCAGGTCGAGCAGCCCGCCACGCAGCAGCTGCCGCACATCACCCCAGTGGCGGACGACGGCGGCCAGCTCCCACCCGTGCGCGTCGACCGCCTCGGCGCAGACGGCCAGCCACCGGTCGAGCTCCAACCCGGACGGCACGTAGATGACGGAGCGCAGAGGGTCACCCATTCGGATGACCCTGCTCGGCCAGGTACCGCTCGAGCGCGGCCATGACCAGACCGGACACCGGCATCCGGTGGGCCCGGGCGTACCGCTCCGCCCGCTCCCACAGCGCAAGATCGTCCTCCCGGACGTAGATGGTCGTCTGCCTGCCCATATGGATGACACTTAACCCGCATGGGGGTATGCGTGTCCCCGGATACGCGATACCGTGCGCTGTGCGGCCCGGCCGCCACGCTGCCCGGCGTAACCGCCCGGGCCGCACCCTTGGTCACCGGGGAGCCGACGCAAACGACCTGACCAACAGGGGGAGCCGTGTCAGACGGGGTTGGCGCACCGGGCAGCCCATGGCAGGAGGCGGCCGACGTGTGCGCGGCGCCGTGGCCATCGCGGGCAGAGGCACTCGAGCAGGCGGCATGGCTGCGCCGGGACGACTGGGTGGTGCCGGCATCCACTAGGCCGGGTGTGCCACGGGAGAATGGCACGGTGGTCGTCGCGAGCGTGTACGACCCGCGGGACTGGTCCTCACCCGGGGACATCAGCTACTTGGTCGGCCGCTGCCACGGTGCTGGCTGTAGCTCGTAGACGATCCGCGACTCCCCAGCGATACACCGACCAAGATCGTCGACGCCGACGTACCACTCGTAGTGGAAGGGCCGGCCGACGTACGGCGCGGCACCGACCGCGCGGCGCCTGACCATAGTGATCGTCCGCAGCTGCGGGCCAATGTCGTCGACCCGCTCAATCAGCGACGGCCGCGGCAGCCGGACCGGCAGGCGAAGATCCTCGTGGTCTGCATACCGGCCGCGCCGATCCAGCCAGTCCAGCAGCCAGGTTTGGTCACGGTAGTACGGGTGCCATTCCAGCGGTGGCGGGGCAGCGCTCACGTGGTCACGCCTCCACCCGGGCCAGCTTGACAGTCATGACGTCTCCTTGCGGTGGCGGGCCACGTAGCGGCCGAGCGCGCGGCGCACCACGTCCGGCACGCTCTCCTTGCGGGCGGCGGCAGCCGCGAGCGCGGCGTGCCACAGCTCGTCGGGGATCCGGATGGTGCGCACGGGCGGAGTCCCGGTGGTGCGCGGCCGCCCGGGCCGTCGCTTCGGGGTGTCGTCCATGCCACTAGCGTATCACGTCAACCACGGCCAGCGTGTCACGCGATTTAGCCGAAAGGATGAGCCCTAGGACTTGCACCCCAGAGTTTGCGTGATACGCTTATCCCATGAGGACGACGGAGACCAGGCAGTGGGGATGGACCCGCAGCGGACAGCTGTGGTGCACCGGCTGCCGCGGCACCGGCCAGGTCCCCTGCCCGCACAACAACATCGACGACACCGGCTGGTGCACCATCTGCGACCAGCCGGCCGACGAGCCCCAGCCGATGACCACCTGCCACACCTGCGAGGAGTGACGACCATGACAACCACCCGCACAGTCACCCAAATCGCGCAGGCTCTGCGCGATCTCGGCGCTGAAGACTGGAGGACGGCCGGCCAGCTGCTCGACGCGGCACCGCTGGCCCTGTCCCGGCAGACACGTGACGCGGTGATGGCACGGCTCGGCAACCTGATCCGGACAGACGCGACTAGCGAGGAGTGAGGACCATGACCACCACCACCCGACCGGCCACCTCCACCACCATTTGCCCCGCCTGCGCGCGGCCGCTGCCGGTCACCCAGTCCGGCGTCCTCACCACCGCCGAGCTGGTCGGGCAGTGCCCGCAGCTGAACTGGGAGCCGGAGCTCCACGGCCGGCTCCTCGCCAAACTGCGGCTGAACATGCATCAGACCCGCACCGGCTGACGCTGCCCGGTCCCAACCGCCCACGGGCGGCGGGGGCCGAGTGGCGGAACAGACCCGCCACCCGACCGGAGAGAAGTAGACCATGAGCATCGACATGCAGCCGACCACCCCAACCGTCCCCGCGAAACCCCGCCGCCGCTGGCCGTGGATCTTCGCCACCGCCCTGGCCGCGCTGATCATCGGCATTGCCATCGGCAGCAGCGGCGAGAGTGCCGAGACCACCACCGACACCAGCCCACCTGCGAGCGTGGTCACCGTCGCCGACGTGCCGGACGCCTGCCTCGACGCGCTGGACGGCGCGGAGGACATGCTGAACATCAGCGTCGAGTACATGACGATCACCAGCGAGCTGCCCATGATGATCTACGACGGGATCGAAGCCGGCGTCGGCTACGACGCTGCGGCGATCCAGGACCTGACCGATCGGCTGAATTCGATCACCGCCGACATCGAGGATTTGACCGCGCAAATCGAGGCGTCTGACTACCGGGATGACGCAGCCAAGTGCCGCGACGCAGCCAACTAGCCAACGACGGAATCGGCCCGACCCCGTGATGGGGTCGGGCCGATCTTGTTGCGGTCAGGGCCGGAAGTCGCCCTTGTCGGCGTTCGGCGGGCGCGGGTCCTCGCTGTTGTTCGTGTTCCCACCCTGGTTGAGACACACCCAGCCGCCCTGCGACGGGTTGAGCGTGGCTTCCTGCCCGGGTGGGCAGGTGATCGGGTCGGCGGCGGCGGGTGCCGCGAACGCGCCAGCGGCGAACAGCCCGGCTGCCACCGCAGTGAGAACGATCTTGATACGCATGGTCTACTCCAAACGTTGGGGGGTTGGCTTCCATCGTATATGAGGGTCCACCCGAACGGGCCATGCTCCAATGTTGCGCTATGCTCTATTGCGGCATACGATGGAGACACAACAGCAGAGGCCCCGGCATTGAGCAACCACCACCGGGGCCAGACGGAGAAAGGACCCTCCAATGACCGAGATTACCGCCCCCGGCACCTACACCGTCACCTTCGACGGCGAGCGGATCAGCTCCAAGCGGTTCGGCGACGCAATCAAACTGATCAAGGGCCTCGACCAGCTCGAGGAGACCACCGCCACCTACGACTCCGCACGGCGGGCCTGGACGGTCACCCTCCCCGAGGGCTCCCAGCGTGGACTGAGCGACCTGCGCATCGCCGCCCGCTCCTACGGCGCCACCGTCGAGCCCGCCTCGACCGTGCAGGTCGACCGTGCCGCCCTGGCAGCCGAGCGTCGCACCCTGATCCTCCGGCTGGCTGAGATCGACCGGACCCTGGACGCGCAGTGACCGGCCGCGACAAGGCCCGGGCGGTGCGGTTGTACCGCTCGGGCCACACCCTGCGGGAGATCGCCGAACGGCTCGGCGTCGACCAGCGCACCATCTGGCGCGTCCTGCAGGGCCGGGTGGAGTCCCGCCGGGTCGGACCCCGCGGCCGGACCGACGTCACCGACGCCGAGATTGTCGAGTCGCGGGAGGTCGACCAACTGTCCTGGTCGGAGATCGCCGAGCAGACCGGCATGTCCCGTACCGGTGTCCGCACCCGGTATCTGATGGCCACCAGCGGCCAGCGTTGGCGCTGACCTGTATCTACCGCCCGCCACCCGGCGGGCAGACAAGGAGACGACCATGAACATGACGCTGAGGTACCCCGCCCTGGTCGCCCGGTCAGTCGCGGAGGACTGGCAGACAACTGACCGGCGTAGCTACCCGGAGTTTTGCGGCGAGGTCACAATAGTGCAGCACGGGCTGTCGGCGTGGCCCGCAACCGAAACACTGCCGGCATGGCCGGCGCAGCCGGAGCGGCTCGGGATCACCGGCCCGGACGGGACAATGCGGATGATCCCCGACACTGTGGTGGCAGCGCATACACCGCCACCGTGCCCCAACCGGTGCCCGGTCATGATGACCGCGCACGGTGGACCTGGTATCGGGCCGTGGTCCTGCCCGCTTTGCGGCCACGGCCTCACCGAGAATGCCACCCGGTTCGTCCAGGCGTTCGCGGCGACGGCCGAGGCAGCGGACGCCGACCGCCGACCGGTCCGCGGCCATAGCAGACATCGAGACAGCAAAGAGCCCGGCCGGGAGGGCCACCATTCCCTCCCAGCCGGGCTCCCAACCCCCCTGCACCTACCCGAGTAACGTCTAGTCGATCTTGTCGGCCTTGCGCTTCCGCCAGTACCGCACACCGAAGTGGACGGCCAGCCAGCCGCACAGCCCGGCGATTGCCAGCGCGGTGACCTCACCCGGGACGTACGCCACGATGAGATCCGTCCACGGGTCGGTGTTCGGGTCACCGTCGGCGCTCGCCCAGATCTCCATGCCGATCACCACGGCTGTCAGCCCGAGGAACGCGATCCGCCAGCGGGCAACTGTGCTCACGTCGGCAGCTCGTTGGCCGGCGCCACGTACGTGGCGAGCGCCGATGCGACCAGCACCGCCAGCCCGGCCACCTCCGGTGCCAGCTCGACCCCGGCCAGGTGGGCGACGCCGACCACCGCGGTGGCGGTCAGCCCGCCCAGGATCGCCGCAACCAACTTCCGTACACGTGCCATCTCTTACTCCTTGTCGGGCAGGGCGGCCAGGAACGCCGCCAACACCTTGACGTGCCGGGCATCGGCCAACGCGTTGTGCAGGCCTTCGGTCTGCTCGGGCATGTCCGGGTTGCCGAGCCGGTCACACTCCTGCTGCAGGTCGTGGGTGTACATCGGCACCCCCTTCGGCAGGTCGACCATCGCACCCCACAGCTGGCAGAGCACAACATGGTCGTAGGCGCCGTACCACGCCCACAGTTCGACGTCCGGGGTCGCCAGGATGAACTCCGCGACCGCCCTGGCGATCTGCGCGCGGGGCCGTACGTCCGGGTGGTCGGTGTCGAGATGTCCGTGGCGGCACCGGCACTTGAAGCCGGGCGGGTGCTGTTTGAGCGGCAGGGACTGCCACACGTTCTCGACCAGCCACGGATTGCGGAGCAGGTTCCCCGTGTTGAACTCTGAGGACACGGCGTAGAGCTCGCGGCCGTCTTCGGCGACCATGCCGATGCTCACCAGGTCGACGGTCACACCGTCCTCGACGAACTCGCAGTCGTAGTAGATCCGGGTCACGTCTTCCCTCTCATTCGCATCGTAGGCTTGGCGGTTCCGGCACCGGATGTTCCGCCAGTGCCGTGCGGTACTCGTCGCTAGCTGCCAGGTAGGCGGCCAACGCCGCCGCGAACTGCTCCTCGTCCTGCTCGGCCACGGCGCGGACCAGCTCGTCCAGGGCGTCCGCACGGGCCTGGGCCAGCCCGCCCAACAGCGCGGTGCGCGCCACGCTGGCATCACCCCACGCCTGCACGCAGGTGATCAGCTCCGCCTGCTGGTTCGCGACGCCCTGCATCCGGACAAATCCGGGGACGGCCACCACCGCCAACATCAGCAGCGCGGCGAACAGCGGGTGCACCCGCAGCCATGCCAGCGCCCGGCGGACCATCAGTCAAGCACCGCCGCCAGCAGGGCTAGACCCAGCCCCGCCACCAGCCACGTCGTTGTGAACGTGTACTGCCGGATGGTCTGTAGCACCATGGCTACCTCGTCTCGCTTCGTCGATTCGCATGAAGATCGGGGACAGCAGGATGGCGCCCAGAAAGCTGAGCACCGCCGGCCGCGCACCGCCGAGCGTGATCTCGAAGACGGCCAGGGCTTGGGCGACAACCACAACCATTCCGTCCCGAAGTGATCTGCTCACCGCGGCTCATCGACCCCGCCGAGCACCGTGCGCAGTGCTGCCTCCACCTGCTCGGCCGATGCGGCCGGGACCAGCGCTGCCAACGCGGCCGGCAGCCCGGCCAGCCGCTGGGCCATCGCCTGGTCGTGCTTGGCCAACTCGGCGGCGACCGCTGCCGCTACGTCCTGCCCGGCCACGGCGGCGAGGACCGCCTTGCCGGTCGGGTCGGCCCACACGTCGGCGGCGAACCTGGCCCTGGACTTGGGTGCGGCGGTCATGCCGGCGTAGGCGAGACGCCGCTTGAGCGACTTCGCCCAGCCCGCAGGTACCGTGTCGTCGTCGACCAGCCCGCCGGCGGTGTAGTCCCGGTCGAAGAACTCGGTCAACACTTCGAGCATCTCGGCCTTGGTCACGTCGTCCTCCTCTGTTGGTAGTCCGGCTGCGATCCACGCCCGCAGCCGCGAGCCGGGGCATTCGGTGGCCTGGCCGGGTAGCTGCCCGTGGCCGGAGACCAGCAATTGCCGGCCGGCGCGGCGCTGCGCCTCTTCCCGCACCCACGCCAGCGTGGACAGCGCGGCTGGGGATGGGGCGACGTTGCCGGAGGTGCCGATCCAGCACACCCCGACCCACGCCGTGTTCTGGTTGGCGGCGTGCGCGCCGATGGCGAGCCAGGTGCCCTGCCGGCCTTCCCACAGCCGCCCGTCCTGGGTGACCAGCCAGTTATAGCCGATGTCCACCCAGCCGTTGGAGTCCATCTGGTAGTCCTGAATGGCGCGGACGGTTTGGGTGGTGGGTCCGGCGGAGTGGTGGATGGCCACACCCACCCGCTGCCCCCAGGTGGCCATGGAGATGGCGCTCTTGGGCGCCCGGGCGCCCCACTGTGATCTTGTGACGATCGTCGGTGCCATGGTTGGTCCCCTCCTACCCGCTCACGTAGGAGACGTCCAGGTACACCGGCCGGGTGGCACCGGCGCCCAGCTTGCACGTGCCGGTGCCGCCGGCCTGCTGCCCGGTCAGCACGAACGTCTTATCCGCGGTGGCCACGGCCGTGAACTCGACCTCCAACACCCCACCCCACCCCAGGGCCGACACCACGAGGATGCGCACGTTGTCGCTCTGCATGATGGTGCCGGTCACACTGTCCTCACGCAGCCGCGCATTGATCCGGTCGTCGGCCACGGTCGACTCCCACTTCGGGACCGCGCGCAGCCGGTAGGTGCGGCCGGACACCAGCGGCGCGACCACCGACGCCACCGACACCTCGGTGGTGGTGAACCCGGCTGAGTCGGCGGTGACCACGGTGGTGGCGATCCGCTCCCCCGGGATACGCCCGGCGACCAGCAGTTGACCCGCGCTACTCATGATGACCTCACAGTCCTATGTGCGGTTTGTGGAAGAACTTGACCGGATCATCCTGGGTGTGTTCCTTGACGATCCCGTTGACGCTGCGGGTGACCGTCAAAGTCTGAACCTTCGTGATCGGGAAGCCGCCGCTGGGCGCGCCGACCGCGGTGACGGTCATCCGCTCACCGCCGACCAGGATGTCAAAATCGGCCTCGTGCACCCACTCCGGACCGGCACCGCAGATGATCGTGACATCGGTTTCGGTGGTGGTCAGGTCCTCCTGCAACGTCGTCGTATCCGACAGCAGCATGCCGAGGGTTGCATTCTCCACCATGGCGATCTTGTACGGCCCGGCCGGTGTGCACTGCCAGTCCTGCGTCCACTCGGCCTGGCTGATCGTCTCGGTGTAGCCGAGCACCACCTGGTCGATGTCCTCCGGCGGCAGCCACAGCGGCGGATTTTCGATCACAATCCTGGCGGCCACGTCCAACGCCACCACCGCCGGCACCAGGGTCGCCGCAGCAGCCCTCGTGGTCAGTGACCGCACGTTGGTGCGGATGGCTGGGAACCGGTCGTGCGGATCATCCCACGTGCCAACGTGCAACGCCCACCCGGCGATGTCTGGCAGCCGCAACTCCGAGTCGACGTTGACGTCCACCTGCGCCGGGCGGACACCCACACCATCCGGCGGGGCCTGCGTCGACAGCACACCCACATCCAGCGTGGCCCGGTACTCCCCACCGTCGGCGCGGGCGGCTGTCACATCGTTGACCAGCCCCAGGTCATCCGGGCTCGGATGCAGAGGTGGGCTGACTTCCCCCGCCGCGTAGTCCAGTACGAACGGGTCGATGTTCGCCACCGCGGAGACGATCAGGTCGATACTGGCAGGGTCGACCAGGACGGCTATGGCCACACGCGACGACTGCGCCAACGCGATCCGGTCATCGGCCCCGACGGTGATGTCGAACCAGGCAGACCAGTCCGCCAGTGTCGTTTCCTGCGCCGAGGTCAGCTGGTAGTGGGTGGGCATCGGCTCCACGTAGTCACCGCTGCGCAGCCGGATAGTGCGACGCTGCGCCCCCCACGTGGCCTGGTCGGCCTGCGACGCGGCCCGGGCGGCGGCCAGGTCGGCGGCCACCGTCCCCGACTGGTACCAGGTGACCGCCGCGTCCAACGCGTCCGACTGGACTCGGATCCGGGTCGCCTCCGCCACCGGTGAGGCATCCGGGCCGCGGCGGCCCTCTATCAGCAGACCAGCGGCGTGGGTCATGTACGCCCGCACGTTCAGATTCCGCCACGACACGAACGAGCCGTCGGCGTAGATGCTGGCGTCGTCGCCGGCGGTGATCGCGTCGGCTATCAGCGTGTCCCGCAGGTCGACCGCCACGTCGTGCAGGTCGGGGTGCCCGTTGCGCATCCCGTCGGTTGAGCCGGCGGAGAACTGGACGTCGTACGTTTCGCCGTCGGCGACCTGCTCGTGCATGTCGACAATCAGCCGGGGGGTTCGGGCGGCGACGTAGTCGGCCACCGCCTGTGTCTCCGGTTCGGCGTGGGACATCCAGTCCCGGTTGAGGTCGGCGCCGTTGTCGTTTTCGCGGGTTGCGGCGGCGAACCCGTCCGGGTTGACGGTGGGGATCATCCCGATGGTCAGTGTGGACAGGAACCCTGGCAGCGCGGCCAGCCACGTCGTGATGTGGTCGAGCAGCGTTTCCCGCCCGGCCGGTTCGGTGCCGTGCTGGCAGCCTACGAACAGGATGTCCACCTGACCTGAGGCTTTGTTCGGCCCCCACGTGACCGAGCTGATGTCTGTGGCGAGCACCGATGCGCCGAGCACTTCGACCACCGCGTCGGATGATGCGTCGGCGTTGCCGATGATCGTCGCCTCGGCTGCCAGGGTGGTGAACGCCATACGGATCGTCCCCCCGTCGAAATGGCATGCCCGGCGGGGGTGATCCGCTCAGGCTACGAGATCAGGTACAGGCTGCGGCGGGTGCGGAACGTCAACCCCAACTCGTCGCGCGTCTCCGTCAAAATCGGCAGCCGCGACCCGGACGCCTCAGTCGCCGCGCACTCGTCCAGCAGGGCCAACAGGTCCGCGGAGCGTTGCGCACCCATGGGCATGCTCCCGTCCAAGTCGCCGAACGCGGTCAGGGTGACCCCTTCCTCGGCGCACAGGCGCACCACCCGGTTGCCGGCGGTCTCGTTGGCGTGGCCGGTGTACGCGGCGTACGCCTGCGCCAGCGTCGGCGCGCTCGACCCCCACAGTATGAACTGGCCGAAGGTGATCGGCTCCGCATCCCCCGCAGATGTCGTGTTAGCCGCCGATACAGAGTTGACCCGGGGGATCGCGGCCGCCCCGATATCCCCCGTTGCTGTCGCGACCTCCACGCCGTCCACCGCAACAGTGATCGTCGCGTTGGTGCCACTAGCCTCCACCGCTGACATGCGGATGTGATGAAGTTGCCCATCCTCGATGTCCACGGTAGCCGTATCGCTGGCGATGGTCGACGACGTGTCCAGATCGACGATGCCTGCAGTCAGACCGCCCGAGACGATGTTCAACGCGAAACGGATATCGACCGTGCCGGAGGTGTCGACGGCCGCCTCGTGTATCTGTGGCGTGTTGGTGCTGCTCCACTGCGACGGGGGGGTCGTCCGCACCGCCCAGTCGAGCACCGCACCGCCGGATGGTCCCCCAAAAACGGAGGCTTCGACTACCCCATTTACCGGGCCGGACAGTGGCGCAACCGGCAGATAGGATGCCAGAAAGCCCGTGCCGTATAGCATCTGTTTGGTGTTGTCGACGGTCCGCATCGGCCCGCCACCCACCAATCCCGGCGACTGGCGCGATCCTTCCAGGGCATCCAACGGCCAGTAGGCACTTGCCCCGTGCACGGCGACCAGCCGGGCGATCGGGTCGCTCAACGGGCGGCCGCTCGAGCCCAGCCTGCGCAGGATGCCCGATACCTCCAGGTCCACCCACAGGTCGCGTTGGGACACGTCCCAGCGGGCCGGCCACTGCACAACCTCACCAACCACCCGGGTCGTCAGAGACCCGCCGACCAGCCCGGCCTCGACCTTGACCGGTGTGCCACGTCCGATCAGGCCAAACAGGTCTGAGCGCGGGTTCTTCGGCGAGTAGCGTCCGACCACCGACGGCTCGACGTTGCTGGCACCGTTGTTGAGCCGCAACGTGATCACAGCCGGATCAGACCGGGACGCCTCGTTCGGCATGCCCCGGCTGATGTGGATCGGCATCCGCGTATCGGCGGTGATCACATGCCACGCACCGGAGTAGAAGATCGACACCTGCGCCTGGACCAGCTCACCGGCCACGGCACACCCCGGTGAGGCCGAACCGGACAGCACACCGGCCAGCAGTAGGACCGCAGACACCGCCACGGCGGACCAGATACGATGCATCGGGCATCAACTCCCCCGACGAGTTGGTGCCCCCACCGTACGCCCAGATGTCCACACTCACGCCGCCCGAACCTCCGCCCGGAAGCCTGGCTTGGTGCGGACCGCCGCCCGGAAGTCCTCGACGAACTGCTCCAGCTGCCGGTTGCCCCGCACGCCGCGGAAGTCGAAGATGATGTGCTGCGCCCCGCCGCCACCGCGGGACAGCGGCACCACCGCCTCAGGTCCACGCTCGCCGAGCACAGCCAACGTCGGCCGGGTCACAATCCCACCCGCGGCCAGGTACGAAATGTTGGGCGTGGACAGGGTGATCGACGGGATGTTGATGCCCATCACCGAACCGCCGCCGAGGGTGAGCTGGAAGTTGTTCCACTTCCAGATCAACCAGTTGATGGCCGACCGGAACGCGTTCTTGATCCCGTCGAACAGGCCGCGGGCAGCCGAACTGATCCGCTTCGGCAAACCCTTCACAAACCCGACGACCTTGTTGAACCCGTTCACGATCCGGTCCTTCGCACCGATCACCCACCCGACAACCGTGGACAGCAGCCCCTTCCAAAAGCCGAAGTACATTTTGATGCCGGTCCACACCGCCTTACCGGCCTTGACCACGAACTGGAACGCGGCAACCACACCGGCGATGTACCGCTTGACGATGTTCTCCCACCACCACTTCGCGACGGCGACGACCGCCTTTAACACGCCGTTGACAATGTTGCGGAACGTCTCAGACTTCTTGTACGCCACCACGAAGATGGCGACCAGCGCGATGATCGCCAGGACCACCAGGCCGATCGGGTTGAGCGCCATCACAACGTTCAGCGCGGTCTGCACAACCGTCCAGATTTTGGTGGCCACGACGATAGCGGCGATGACGCCGACCAGCGGGCCGAGCACCATCGCCAAAGTCTTCAGCAGCGTGCCATGCTCACGCATCCAGTCGATCGCACCCTGCGCCCACGTCGACAGCTTCAACGCCACCGGCAGCAGCTTCGTCCCAACCTGTGCGGTGACATCAGCAAACTGCGCTTTCATGATCCGCGTCTTGTTCGCCAGACCGTCGGCGGTACGCGCAAAGTCGCCCTGCTGGGTGCTGGTCTGCGCCAGGATTTCCGCCTGCGCCGCCAACACCTTCTGCTGCGGTGTCAACGCAGTCTTCGTCGTGTCGATCAACCCCAGCTTCATCGCCCGCGCCCGCAGCGTCGCATCATCCAACAGGACGCCGAACTGGCGGATCGGCTCAGACTCGCCACGCAACGCCGCGCCGATGGCGACAATGGCCTCATCCGGGCTGGTGTTGTTGAACGAGGCCAGGTCCGTGGCCAGAGACACCATCTCCGTGGAGAACCCGGTCAAGTCGGTGCCGGCCAGCCCCGCGGACTTGCCGAAGATGCCGAACGTCGCCGCAGCGTCGAGGGCTTGCTGCCGCGACTGCCCGAGCGTTGTAGCCGCAGTGTCGGAAAACTTGAGCACATCCCTGGCGGAGTCGCCGAAGATCTGGCCGACCTTGCTCTGCGTCTCAGCCAGGTCTGAGGCGGCGCTGACCGCCTTGACTGCGAACGCACCCGCAGCGGCCGCACCCGCAGCGAAGGCCACCTTCGCTGCAGACCTCACCTTGTCCAGGGTTTTGGTGGCCCGATCCTTGGCCAGCACATTGAACACTAACTTAAAGAGGTGTCAGCCACCTCGAACCACCCCCCTTCAAGCCACCATCAGGCGTCCTTGGCCCGGTTGCTCAACTCGTCGATGTAGTCGCAGGCCGACTCGAACTCCTCCACGCTCAGCCGCTCCAACTCACGCGGCCCGATGTGCAACGTTTCGGCTATGGCCCACTGGTAGCGTCGCCGCTGGTATTCGAGGTCGCTTTTCCCACCGGCTCACCCGCGGACGGGGCGTCAGCAATCTGCAGGTCGATGGCGGTCAGCATCTCGTCCCGCTCCGTCTCGTCCATCCGCGCACGTTCGATCTTCGTGCGCATCGCCTGCAGCTCCTCGCGGGTGAACTCGACCAGCAGCTCACCGACGTAGAAGTCGGGGACGTCTTCGTAGCGCAGGGTGTGCTGTTCGCGGCGCAGCAGATGCCACAGCAGCACCCGCCGGGCCTTCGACTGCCCGGACATGATGCCGACCTTCAGCTTGTCCCAGGTGTCGCCGAACCTCTTCTCACACAGTTCGGCCTCGGAGGTGCGCACCCGGTCCGCGTCCCATTCCCACTGCTGCTTGCTGCCCTGGTCCGGCGCATAGGTCACGAGCATGTCAGCCTCACTTGAACGGTCCCTTCCGTGCGATGCGCTGGGCCATGTCCTCCATGGCGGACAGCACCGCCTTACGCATCTCGCCGTGGCTTTTCCGGGTGGCAGAGTCGAACCACTCCACCGGTGTGGCCCGCTGTTCGATCCACACCTCACGGTTGCCGAACAGCGGATGCCGCCAGCCTTTCGCCCGGTTCAGCCGCCGAGCCGCATGGTCGAACCCGCGTGGTGCGCCCTTGCGGCCGACCCGCAGCCGGGCGCCGGTGCTCCGCCCGGACAGCCGACCCTGCGCCTTGATCAGCGGGACGATCGACTGGCGCAGCGACGGCGACGCCGACGCCTCTGATGTGTCGTCCAACCCGAGCAAATTGCCGATGACCTGATGCTTGAGTGGTTCCATCGCCTGCCGCAGGCTTTTGGACAAGTCGCGGCGCAGCTTCTTCCCGTCGGCCTCCGCCGACAGCGCCCGGGCCAGCGCCTGCAACGCATGCTGGTCGATGGACAGCTCGACCGGCATCAGTTCACCGGGGGATAGCGGGTGATCGTGCTGTTCGCGTTCCACGACGAGGCGATCTTCACCGAGTCGGCCACACTGCCGTCGGCCTCGAAGTCGGGCAGAATGTTGCCGAACCAATACTGCAGGTTGTTCGACGTGGACGGGTAAAGGTAGAACTTGCGGGCGATTCCGTCGATGGCCGCCGTGTAGGTTTGCACCGTCGCATCGTCGTAGAACCCGGCGAAGTCACCAGACGCGTCGGGCAGGCCGGCAACGTATACCTTGTTTTCGTCCCCGAACGCGGTGACTTCCGGCTTGTCCGTCTCGAACTTGATGCTCCACGAGTTGAGGAACGCCACCGGTTCGGCGGTCCCCCCGCTGGCGAGTGCTAAGTAGACTCTTCCGCGCCTGCCATGGATCCTTGCCAATTTGATCACTCCTTGTCCAACATCCGCAGCAGCGCTGCCGCGTGGTTCCTGAATGTGCGGTCGGCGACCGCCTGCCGTGCCTGACGTGCCACCTCGTCCCGCTGGTCGTCGCGGGCCAGCCACCAGCGCAGCAACTCGGACGCCTCGGCGGCCGAGGCGAACGTGGGCAGCATCGGCAGCAACCGGTCGCCCTCACCGCGCGGGTCGCGTAGGAAGAACAGGCCGGTCGCGGCCATCTCCACCTCGCGAGGCCCCATCGCCCAACCCTCGGCGCTGTCACCGTCGTCGACCTCACGCCGGTACAGGTTGATCCCGGCCCGCGCCGACCGGTAGATGCGTACCCCGTCAGCGTTGTCCAGGCACTCGTGGATGTCATGGCCAACCAGTTTGCGCAGCGACGAGTCCCCGGCCAGCCGCTGCCAGTTGCCGGCCAGCAGCACGTCCAGGCCGGCCAGGTCCATCGTCTCGAAGAAGTCGATCCTGGACTCGAATCCGGTTCCGACGAACGTGAAGTCGCATTTCAGCTTCGGCTCGGCCGGGCCGGGGCAGTGCACGATCGGACGGTAGGCGTGTGGGATGTACTCGGCCCGGGACACTGCCCGGTAGGCGTCGATGCTCACCGGGTCGTTGAGCAGGTTCAGGTCAGCGTGGGCGGCCGCAGCCAACTGCCGAGTGTCCTCGTACGGGGCCTCGGTGTGCAGGATGACGATGCGGGTGCCGTAGCGGCGGGCCAAGTCGAGCAGTTCGGGCGGGACCAGGAACGCTGAGACGACCAGCAGGATGTCCGGCCGGGTTTTGTACAAGGTGGCGTACAGGCCGTTGACCGCCAGCTCGATCGCCTGCTCGGTTGGCAGCGCCTTGCGGAACCGGCCCTCCGCGACCTGGACGTGCGCGGCGTCGTACAAGGTGAGCCGGTCGCCCAAATTGAACTCGATCACCTGCTGCCCGAGCTCCCGCAGCGCCTCAACCCAGCCGGCGTACACGTCGGCCACGCTGAACGACGGGCCGGGGTGGCAGACGACGATGCGCATCAGCCGACCTCGACTATCACATCAGCGGCCAAGTAGGTGACTTTGCTCATGGGCGGCCATTCGACGGCCCGGTCCCGCTCCACCGAGGTGACCTGCGACCAGTCGACCGTGCCGCCCAGGGTCGGATCGCCGTTGATGGCCACCCGGATCGACGACGTGCCCTCACCGGCGGTGAACGCGTCCAACTGCTCCTGCGCCCGGGTGGTGGCCCATTCGACGAACACGGTCACGGCGAACGTCAAGTCATCGCTCTCACCGTCCAACGTGGTGTCGAACGTGGTCGTACGTCGGGCGACGACTGCGGCCGGCGGGTTGATGATGTCCGGCATGTTCGCATGCGTTCGCAGGCCGGCGATGGTGTCCAGCCGGGCTTTGATGCCGGCGCGGATTTGCTGGACGGTGGCCATCATGCCACCAGCACCGGGGTGCGCCGGTACGGCTTGATCAGGTCGAGGGCGAACGGGTTACGCCGAAGCATGAACCCGGCGGTCTCATCGAACCCGCCCTGCGCTTCGAAAGTCGACTTGGAGCGGTACAGCTCGGCAGCGGTGATCAGCGCCGACTGGCGCACGCTGTACGGCACCGCCGGCCAGCCGAACACGCCGGTGATCTCCACCCGGTCCTGCCGGGTCAGCAGACCACACGGTAGCGGAAACGCGCGGGCCAACGCCGCAATGCGGGTGTACGGCTTGGTTTCCGGGCCGGCGGCCGGGTTGACCGGCTGCAACTGGTAGTCGCCGACAGCCCACGTGGTTTCGAACACGCCGTCGCCGCTCGCGTCGGTCTTCAACGTCACCACGGACACCAGGTCGTTGAACACCGGCAGCCGCAGACAGTACAGGCCGGTCGGGGTGAACGTGCGCACCTCATCGTCGGCGGTGCGCCAGAACAGCCGCTGCGTGTAATGCTCCACCATTCGGGAGGCGGCGAAACAGGCAGTGTGGAGTTCGTAGTCGTCGGCGGTGTCGGTGGACGCGAGGCCAAGCCTCGACTTGAGGGCTTGCAGGGTGGCGTACAACCGGCCGAGGGTGGTGTCGAGCACCGTCCAGGTGCCAACCTCGGTGTCCACTGCTGTGCCGGTGCCAACCCACTCGTACTGCCACTCACCGGCCAAGCTGCAGGTGATGTCCTTGCGGTACACGCCGGTGGAGACTTTGGTGATTTCGGCCAGGGCGAACGTGTACGTGGTCTCGGCACCTTGCGGGTCGGTGACGATCAGGGTGATGGTGGTCGGGTCGGTCGCCACGCCGGCGACGGTGAACGTGTTGGTCAACGTGGCCAATTCGCTCGCGGACTCGAAGAACACCATTGCGCCCATGTCACACCACCTCCGAAACCCTCGACGTGGACGATGCGGCCGCGGCCACGGTGGCCGCGGAATCTGCGCGGAAGGTGCCACCCGAGACGACGAGGGTCCCTACAACGACCGTGACCTCAGCCGCGGCTGGTGTGATGGCCCCCGCCCCGGCGGTGACCGTCAGAGCCCCAGCGGTGGTGGTGACGGTGACGCCGACCAACGTCACCGCGGGACCCACCGAGACGGTGCCCGGTGTTGCGGTGATGCTCACCGCGGCCGGGACGATGTCCACAGCGCCGGTGGTCATCGTCAAGGCGCCCGGGCTGGCCGTGACGGTGATCGTGGCCGGGAAAACGGTGAGACCTTGACCGACGGTGAGAGTCCCACCAGTCACGGTCACGGTGGCCGGATCCGGGGTGATGTCCTGACCTGGGGCGGTCAGGGTCAATGTCCCTGGAGTGGCCGTGACAGTGACCTCGGCTGGGGTGACGTCGACCGCGCCGGCTGTCACGACCGTGGCGCCGGGTGTAACGGTGACGGTCACCGGGTCGGGTATGACGTCGACCACGCCGGTGGTGACAGCCAGCGTGCCCGCGGCGGAGGTCACCGTTACCGGGGCTGGTGTGACCGGTTGGCTGCCGCCCGCGGTGGCCACCTCGACCGTGCCCGGGGTGGCTGTCACTGTGACTGGGGCCGGGATGATCGCTGCCGTGGCGGTGACCGTCGCCGTGCCAGGGGTGGCCGTGACGGTCACCGGTGCGGGAGTGAGGCCGACCGTACTGGTAATGGTCAACGTGCCGGGGGTGACGTCGACTGTCACCGCGGCCGGAGTGATCTCCAACGGCGGAACTTCCGCAACCGAGAACTCGACCCACGAGTCAGCATTGTTGATGTTCAGCGTGAAGTCGCGGGAGCCGCCGCCGCCCGCCTTCTTCAGCCAGAGCGACACCGCGAGCTTGTCACCGGCGACGAACGGACCGGCGAGCACCATGGTCTGCGTTTTCACACCGGTGGTGTTGTGCTCGGATGAGGCCGTGGAGCTTTCCTGAAGGACGTCGGAGCTGTTGTACCGGTGGACTATCCACTGGTACCGCAATGTGGCCGCGGACACTGCCGCCATGGATATGGACGTGTCGATTGCCACGCTGGCGTCCACCGTCGTACCGACGACCCGCCAGAACTCCAGCACCTTGATGAAGCTGCCGGAGCTGACGCTGCCCGACCCGATTGTGGTCGGGGTGCCCTGGGTTTCGGACAGGTCCCGGATGATCCCGCCGGCACCCGGCTCGTCCTGCGTAGTCCGGAAGAAGTTCCGCGACAGGGCGAGAATGCCGGCGTCTGCGTAGACGAAGTCAAGGTCGGTGACGGTGGTCGGGGTACCCACGCCGACACTGGTCTCATCAGCCCGGTTGAGCGTGAAGTCTTCGACCATGAAGTCGGCGTCGGTCTGAGAGAACTCCCATCCGGATGCCGGGTCCTGGTCCCGCCAGTTGTCCAGATGCTCGTCGAGGTTGGCCGCCTCGATGGCCGCGTCGCCGAACGTATCGGCTGCCCAGGGAAGCTCGTTTGCCCAGATCGCCGCGGCAGCATAGTCGGCACCCGGGCCCTCACCGGAAGTCGCATCCTTGGTTCGGACGCTGCCACCCGTGGGCGCCACCCAGTCCAACTGGGTGTCGACGGCATCGTCATGAACCCATATGCCGGTCGTAACATTCTTGAGGCTGAACCGGGGGCGCACATCCCCCGTGTCCTTGCGTGCGACCAGCAGGTGCCAGTCGTCGAAGGTGACAACTGGCCCCTCGGTGGCCCAAATCGAGGCGCCCTTCCAGAAGATGGTCCCGTCGCTCAGCAGCCCGATGCCGCCCAGGTCCCCACCGGTCGCGTCGTACAGCTTCACGATCCAGCGGAACACCGTGTCTGCGGACGGCCGGAACAGGACCGCGATCGTGCCGTACGTCGTCGCGTCGACACCACCGAGCCCGGTGGAGAACGTGATGTCGTCGGCATTGCCGAGCCGGCGGACGACGATCGACACGGGTCAAGCCCCCTACCGGAGACCCTCGACGTCATCGGAGAAAGCTCGGAAGTCCTTCGCCGACGCGAGCGCCGCAAGGCCCAGGTAAATCTGCTCCAACTGCTTGAAGTCGGTGATCGCCGACCCGATGATTGCCGCGTCCCCGGCCGTGAAACTGTACGTGGTCTCCAGCCCGGTAGCGCCGACCCCAGCATGCCACGCGCTGAACTGGGCAACATCGGCGAACGTCTCGCGCAGCGTTACCGCGAGCCGGCCGATCGTCTGGTTGATCTGGTCCTTGGTGAGCAGTGCAGCGAAACCGGCAGCCATGTCATTCCCTCCATCAAACAGACGTGCATCCCTCAGGCGAGGGTGACCAAAATTGACGATCCCCAGGTGGCGGTGATGTCCCCGCCGTTCGGTGTCACTGGTAGCCCTGTTGAGGCGGAGTCCCAGGTGATCATCAGCGGGGACGTACTATCCGTGCCGCTATTCTTGAACACCGTCAGATAGTCGGCCGCATCACCCGTGATCGCCGAGAATGTGAGCGCACCCGAGAGGGTCACCACCCCACCAGAAGCGGTACCCCCAGGGACGTCCGCTTGTGCGCCGGCAACGATCAGGCCGGCAGAGACATCCGCATAATCCTCGTCGGTGGCACCGTCGACCGCGCCGCCGGGAACATCCGTGGCGTCGAGCAGGGCGGCCTCGATGTCATCAGTGTCGAAGTCGGGCAGAGTGTGGTTTCCGGCACCGAGCATCAGCTGAAGCCAGTTGGTGTGAACGATCGTGCTCAAGACGACCTCCTGATCCGGGCGCGCTCAGCGGCGCGCTTTCTCTGTGAGTTGTGACAAGCGCGGCAACGCCGTCGGCTGTCTCCCGGCGGACTGCAAAACGCGTATTCCGCGTAGGAGTGTCCACGCGGGCAGTGGGTCTTTGAAACGTTGCGACGGGCAGGCGTGTCGGAATACATGACGTTCCGACGAGGCGTGGCCGTCTCGAGGTGATCGGGCCGAACGCAACCCTTGTTCTCGCACAGATGGTTAATGACCAGCCCGGTCGGGATCGGCCCGCGATGAGCCTCATAGGCAACTCGGTGAGCACCGCGAGCGTTACCTGGTCCGCCAGTGTGACAACGTCCGTATCCGTTCGGGTAGTGCGTACCCGCCCACGCCCAGCAGCCTTCGCCTACAACGCTGAAACGCGCAAGGTTGTTAAGGGCTGTGACTGTCGCCACCTACACTCTCCTCACATTTGCGCGGGTATCGCGCGCACCTTGGCCGATGGCAACACCAGCCCTTGAGTCGGCGGTTCAGCCACGACGTTGACCGCCTCGAACCCGCCGTGATCGAACATGCGCTGCATGTGCGCCCAGATGGTGGTCGACACGATGACCGTGCCCTCACCGTCGAGCTGCAGGTGGTACGTCTTGCACTGGTGCGGATGGCCACACAGCCGGCACACCGGCCGATGCGAATTCGGCGGCATCGGACGCGACTGGTCACGGACGATGAACAACCGGTTGGCCACCGAACCGATGCCCTCGGCTACGATCCTGGCCGGCTGCGGCTGGATCCGCACCCCGTCAGCCATCTGCCCTCGCAAAGATCGTCGGCCACAAACGCTCGGCGGCCCATGACGACAAGTCGTCACGTGATATCAGATCGTCGTACATGGCCCTGTACCAGTCGGCAGGCCGAGACAGCAGTGCGGCGCCGGAGATCATGAACTGGCCGCCGGCGTAGAACTCGACCTCGCCGACCATCGGCCCGCCCAGCCATTTGGCGTGACATTCGCCCACCGGCACACCTAGATGGTGCGGTTCGCCACGCGGCCCAGACTGGTACGGGTGGGTGCCCAGCGGGTCGAACCACTCCACCGGATGGGCCAGCCGCGCCATCAGGTCCGGACAGTGGTCAAACGGGTTGCCCTGCACGAATCCGAACGTGTCGGCCGGCTCGGTGACCGGGTACAGCTGCAGGATCGCGTGCAGATAACTGGACGGCTCCCGACCGCGGTTGGGCACGTCGACGTCCTTCTCAACAACCTCGGGTAGCCATCCGGGTGGCAGGTCAGCCAACCATGTGATGTCCTCACGCCAGCGGGCCACCACCAGCACCTTCACGAGATGACCAGCCAACGCCGGTCGGGATCCTCGCCCGCCCACGACCGACCGGGGATGCGTTCCACCTTGTTCCACCCGGCGGCGTGGACCGCGTCGTCCAACGAGCCCTCGGTGAACCACCACGATGCCGGGTTGCCCAGCGCCGACCACGGATGGTCCAGCGCCTCCCCGTACACGCAACCCCGGTACGTCCGGCCGTCGACGGTCACCTCACCCTGGTCGTCGCCAACGTGGGTGTCGACGACCGCGAACTGGCCGGTTACCTTACGCATTGCCCGCAGCAGCTTCACGGCGTCCGCAGCGTCGAGGTGGTACAGGATCCCGCAGCACAGGGTCACGTCATGCCGGCCGTGTAGCTCCAGGGACAGGTCCCGCACGTCGGCGAGTTCGAACCGTGCGGTCGAGTGCGGCACGTGGTCGAGGTTGTCCTGCCGGCCCTCCAGCGCGAGCACCTGCGCGCCGGCATGGGCGAACGTGGTGGCGAACGCGCCGGTTCGGCAGGCCAGGTCCAGCATCCGCAGCCCGAGCAGGTTGGCCCGTGCCTGCACCAGATCCAGCGTCCAGCGGACCCGCTCCGGCTCACCGGGGCCAACCAGTTCGGTTCGATCCATCAGCACACCTTCCGGAAGACGACCATCTTCGAGACACCCAACCCGGTCGTCGTCGGCGGCGGATCCGCATGCTCAGCCCACCCGCGCATCGCCTCGATGGTCAGCGGGAAGTCGCCGTCCTGCGACACGATCACCCCGCCGGGTGTGACCAGCGGCCATAGATTCTCAAGGCAGGTGCGGGCCGACGCTGCCAGGTCGACGTCAAGGTAGACGGCAGCCACCTGCTCACGGAACCGTGGCAGCGTGTCGGCGAACCAGCCCTCGACGTAGTGCACCACCTCGGGCGCGCCGCAGTCGGCGACCATCTGCCGGACCTCGACGAGGCTGCCCGCATACGCGCCCTCGGTGAACATGCCCCGCATGTTCTCCCCGTCGATGTTCGCGATGTGCGGTTCATCGTTGGCTGGCAGGCCGCGGAACGAGTCGAACACGATCAGATCACGGTCGAGCATGTCGGCTAGGTGGGACAGTTTCGCCGTGCCGACACCCTGGTAGGCACCACATTCGACCAGCACACCTGATACCGGGTTCGCGAGAACAGCATCAACGAACGCGGCGATGTGCCACGGTTGGTGGGGTGCCGGTGACGTCACAGTACCGATACGCCGGTCAAGCTCCGCGCGGTCAACAGCTATGTGAACAGGTTGAGCCATGCCAGTGCCGCAGTCTTGAACTTGGCCGTCCACCCGACGGGCTCGTCTTCGATCTTGTCCGGCAGGCGTTCGATGAGTTGCCGGTAGGCACCTGTGATTGTGTCCGCGGACAGCTCGACGTCACGTACGGCCCGCCACCAGTGTTCGTTCATCGCCAACCCGGGCGCCTGCTTGCACAGGTTGACGTACACGTTGGACTGTTTGCGATGCTGGACGCTCGGATACCCGGACACGACCGCCCAGCCGAGATGATCCAGGATCTTCTTGACCAGCACCCCGGCCCAGATGTCGTCGTACTGGTCGAAGCCGTACTCCGGGCCGAACAGGCCGAAATACATCGCCGGGGTCAACTCGGCCCGCCACGCCAGGTTCATCGCGCACATCGGCCAGAAGTTCCACCGCGGAATGGTGTCGGTGGCGGTTGCCGGCGGCAGCCGTAGACCCGGATGGTGCAGCGCTGTCGCCCCGTCCAAGTCCGGCACCTGCGACCACAACCCGTGCGACAACGCCACCGGCGACGTGCCGCGGATCCCGTACGGCACACCGCGGAACAGGACCGGATGGGGCGACGAGTTCACCCAGTCGAGCATGACCGACCCGCGCAGGTTGATCAGATGGCCGGCCAGCCAGGAGGAGCCGTCCGGGTAGCAGTCGGTGTCCAAGGTCAGGATCACCTCGGGCCGGCGGCGCCACGCCAACAGATAGCCGTACGAGCGGCATGCCGAACTCTGCGACGGGATGATCCACGCGTCGCCGCCCAGGTCCGCCTCAACATCGGCGTGGTCGACGACGGTGACGTCCAACCCGGCCGGCGGATCCGGTTTCGCGCCAACGTCCTGCACCACGATGATCGGCGTGTCACGCAACTCATGTCGCCACTCGGCCAGAAAGTTGAGGTGCGGCAGATGGTTGGGCACCACCACCACGGCCTCAACCACGGAGCCACTCCGGATGCTTGAGCATCCACTGGACGGTGCGCTCCAGCGACTCGTCGAGGTCGACCGGCGGCTTCCAACCGGCGGCGTGGATCTTCGACGGGTCGAGGGCGTACCGGTGATCGTGTCCCGGCCGCTGGCTGTGGTAGTCCACGTACTCGTACTCCAGTGGCTTACCGGCAGCCTTAGCGATCTTCTGCGCCATGGCGAGAACGTCGAGCTCGTCGCCGGCCACATGCCACTTGTCCGGCCGGTCCGTCGACGGGTAGGCGGCCGGGATGGTGACGGTGAGCATCCACCGCAGCGCATCGGCGTGGTTGCGGGCGTGCAGCCAATGCCGCGAGCTCGGCTCCCACCCGATGCTGACCGGCCGGGCGTGCAACGTCGCCGGCTGGCCAGCCAGCAGCGACCGCAAGGTCCGCGGAACGAACTTCTCCACGTGCTGTCTCTGGCCGTACATGTTCATGAAGTTCGTTACGACGACCGGCACCCGGTAGGTGCGCCAGTAGGCGATCGCCAACGACTCCTGCGCAGCCTTGCTGGCCGCGTACGGGTTCGACGGGAGATACGGGTCCCATTCACGATGCCGCTGGCCCTCGGCGGCCGGGCCGTACACCTCATCCGTGGACACCTGCACGAAGTGGCTAAGGTCCCGGGTCCGCGCCCACTCCAACATCGTCAGAGTGCAGTCGACGTTGTTGTGCACGAACGGCACCGGGTCGGCGATCGACCGGTCGACGTGCGATTCGGACGCCAGGTGCAGCACTGCGTCCACGGCGCCGATTTGCTCGTCGAGGTGCGGGTGGATCGGCGCGCGCAGGTCATGCCAGAGCAGGGTGACCCGGGCCGGGTCGTAGCCGGCCATGTCAGTCAACCGGTCGGTGCGACCCGCGTAGGTCAACGAGTCGAGGACCACTAGGTCCCAACTGGTGGTCTCCAGCAGGTGTTCGACTAGATGCGCCCCCACAAAGCCGGCCCCACCGGTTATGAGTATCCTCACGAGCCGTTCGGCCTCCTTCGCAATGCTCCAACTTGGCGCCAGTAGTCCATGTCATGAAGCGGTTCGCCAGCCGGCATCACGCCATGTCGAGTCATCGCCATGTGGCAGTTCCAACAAAGGACCCTGTATAGATCAAGTCGGAGCTCGGTGCGGTAGAGATAGTCCGTGAGACCACGGTACTTCGATTTGATCTCAACCCTATGCTTTGTGCCGTTACCGTTGATGTGATCGATGGTCAAGTACTCGTACTGACCGCAGCCGCAGAAGGCACATGTGCCGCCATACCGCTCTAGAACCGCAATTCGTTGACGCACATGGCGTCGCCTTCGGTCAGCGACATGACTCAGACGCCTAGCTTCGCTGTCCTTGCGTCGCTTGTCAGCGGCTCGACCGATTTCGCGACGACGTTCGGGGTTCGCCACGTCCCATTTACGCGAAGCTTCTTTGTGGTACTCCCGACGACGTTCTGGATCAGCAAAAGGCACACCCGATCATACCAATTAGGTGGTGGCCGACGAATCCGCAGCCGCCGGTGATCAGGATTCTCACGTTGCTCCCATCAACGTCGTATCAGGTTGTGCGCCTCGTGCGTCCACGGACCCTTACTAGTTTTCGGTATGGGCCAGCCGGGACCGTAGCGGACCGCCATGTACTCGTCCGGCGGGTTCGGCAGCGGATACGACCGGCCGTCGAACTCGATCTTCGCCAGGTCGGCGACCAGCCGCGCGGGCTTGCGCATCTGACCGAGCTCGGTGTCTGTCACCAGCTCGTCTTCGACCCGGTAGAAGATCCGAACGTCGAAAACCACGTCCCGCAGCCGGCACGCCACCTGGCACAGTTGGTCGACGAACACATCGGCGCCGGCGCGGCGCAGCGCCGCGACCAGCCTCCCACGCAACTCCGGGGTGTCGAGCACACCGACGTCCAGGTCGTTGTCGTGGGGGATCAGCCTGCCGTCGCGGTAGATGCCTAACGCGGTGCCCGACGACAGCCACCAGTGGGCGCCGATGCTGTCGAGAATGTCACCGCCATCGGAGAGCACCTGCGCCGCCTGCGGATAGTTCCGCAGCTCGGGAATGCTCACGAATCGGCGTCGCGGACGATGTTGCCGTCGGCGTCACGCGGCAACTTCGGCCGACCGGGACGCTTCCGGGCCTCAGCCGGCGGCGGCAGCTGCGGCGGCGGCGGTGGCGGTGGCGGTGGCGGTGGCGGTGGCGACAAACCGTCGTCCATGCTGTCCACGTCGAACGGCTCGAAGTAGATCGGAATAACCTTCCGATGTCCCTCGGGCAGCACCGTACCGACTTTCATCATGTCGTTTCCCTGCCAGTGCGGCGTGTGGCAGCGCATCAGGCGTGCCATCCGGCGACCTCCTCGTATGCGTTGCGCCACTTCTTCCAACCGGCCTGGATAGTCCAGGCGGAGGCGACCTCGCGGCCCTTGGCGCCCATCTCGGCACGCATCGCCTCGTCGTTGATCAGCTCGGTGAGCCGGGTCCGCCACTGGTCCTCGGTGTCCACCAGGAACCCGGTCACCCCGTCGACCACCATGTCCCGGTAGGCGGGCCGGTTCGCGGCCACCAACGGAATCCCCATCGCCATGTACTCCAAGGCCCGGATGTGTGACTTCGCGTCGCAGAACGGGGTGGCCACCAACGGCGCAACGCCGATGTCGAAGTCGATGCCCTTGTAGTAGGACCAGGTGTCCGGCCGCCACCGGGTGTAGCGGCACGGCCGGTCCAGTCGCAGCAGCGGCGAGTAGTCGATGCCGACGAAGTGCATGTCGACGTCAGGGTTGTGCTGCAACACGTCGCGGATCGGCTCGGCCACCTGCACCCAGTCGCCGAGGTGGCTCATGCCACCGGCCCAGCCGATCGTCAACCGGTCCCGCTTCGGGCGGTCCAGGTACAGGATGTCCGCGTCGACGTAGTTGGGTAGCACCACGACGTTCTCGTTGTACTGCCGCATCTGCTGGGCAAGCGTTTCCGTGGAGCAGGTCACCAGATCCGACATGCTGATGCACGCCTTGAACGACTCGTGCACCTGCGGGTCGAACATGTGCGCAAGGCCGGACCACGTGTCAGGCTGCAGCACGTCGTCGTCGAGCTCGTAGACCAGCTTCACCTTGCCCTGCCAGTGCTCCCACAGCCCTTGGCCGGGGCCGCACATGCGCTGCCCCACAACGATGTCGATCTCCTCGATCTGCTCGTCATTGGGGGTGAAATGCTGCCCAGGCTCCGGCAGCATGATCCGGTGGTGCACGCCGCGTGCCAGATGCTGGTACGGCAGGTAGAAGCGGTAGTAGCCGGACCCGTCGGCGGCGTGCGGATAGCCGAGGATCGTCAGCGGTTCAGACATTTCAGGTCTCCCCATGAGACCGGGTGGGCCGATGGGGACCGGCCCACCCGGTGGCCTCTTGTAGGTGTTACTGGATGGACAGCGCCTGCAACGCGTTCGCAGTGCTGGCCTTGGCGCCCACCCGCCAGTTGGCGAACCAGCCGGCCTCACCGGTCGGCAGGTTCGCCGTCGCGGCAGCGGTGAGCATCGGGTTGTAGATGACTCGCATACCCACCCGGTCGACGATGATGTACTGCTCGAAGTCGCCGAACAGCAACACCTCGGTGCCGGTTGCGGTGCCGCTCGACATCGACGACGCCTCGTAGATCGGCTTGCCCAGCAGCCGTTCCGGGGTGTCCTGGCCCAGGTTGGCCCAGAACGAGGAACCGCCGGAGGTGTCGAACTGACGCGTCTTGTTGATGTAGAACAGGTTCGCCATCCAGGCCGCCCTGTTCGAGTTGCGGAACCTCGGGCCGAGCCGGCCCTGCAGCGTGTAGACGTCACCGACCGCGTACGCGGTAGCTGCCGCCGTGTTCCCGGTGGTGGATGCGGTTACCGCACCCTGCGGGATGACACCCGTGCCGGCGCCGGTTGCGAACACCGCCGCCTCCAGCCGGTCCTTCGCGTCGCCGAACAGCTTCGGCAGCTGCGCACCCAGGTCCGAGTCCTCCAACGACTCGTAGGAGCCGAACACCCACGCGTGTGCACGCTGTGGCGTGATCTGCACCTGCGAGACGGTCGGGTTGGCATCGGTGGCGGCCGAAGCCTCACCCACGAACGCGGCGTTGACACCGGCCGAGGTGACACCGTTCCACGTGTTGGAAGTGGTCTTCTCCACCCGCGACACCCGCCGGAACGGGTTCGCCGAACCCGCGTTCGACAAGATGATCGTCGCATCCAACACGAACGGCAGCATGAACCCCAGAGACGCCGTACCCAGTGTGGTGGCCCGGAACGACAAGCCCTCCGGGTCGCTCACGTACGCGCGGAACGCGTCGTAGTACTCCTGCGAACCGGTCATCAGGATGTGCCGGGCGATGCCCTTGGACATGCCCGCCAGCTTCGTCGCCTGCTCCGCATGGTCATGCGGGAAGTCGACCCACTGCGACCGTGACACCCACTCGATCGCATCGTGCGCCCGCTCCCGCATCTCCGACCCGCGCAGCATGTTCGTCCGCACGGCCTCCATGTCGTCGAACGGGGTCCGCTTGTTGCGGTACACCTGCGTCGGCGTCCCATCGACCTTGCCACTGTCACCGGACTCGGTGGCAGTGTCCTTGTCAGCCGAGTGGATCAGGTTGAGCTTGCCAGCCCGCTCAGCCAACGGCACCCGGCGAGTCTCCAACTTGTCGTACTTGTCGAGGAGCGTGTCCGTGTAGTCCCCGTCGGTCTCCTCCACCGCCTGAGGATTCTTCTCGATCTTGTCGAGTTCAGCGCGGATCGCCTCCTGCTGCTCGACAATCTCCCTTAGGTTCATTCCGAGTTCCCGTCTGGCCGAGCAATCGCCGCGATCCGGGAGCGCCGCTCTTCGGCGTCCACATCTCGGGCAAGGCCCGGCCTAGTGGTTTTCGCTGCGGCGATACGCCGCAGCAGGGAATCCCGGCTCGAGTGCTCACCGTCGGCGGGCGGCTCGTCGGTGACGACTTCCACAGTTGGTGCGGAAGTGTCGCTGTCCTCCGGCTCGTCGGCGACCGCACGCGTCGCCTCGTCCGGGTCGATACCGGACTCGGCGCGGGCAGCAGCCTCGCGAGTGGCGGACAAAAGTGCTGGCAGGGCCATCCCCGTCAGCATGCTTCGGACGCCGACCAGCTCCGCGTCGGCGTATGCGGGGAACGGCGTAGGACCGTACTCCCGTAGACCCATCTCCACCCTCCGCACCACAGGCAGGGCACCATCAGAGCGGCGGCGGTAACCGCCGCGGGGTGGCCGGCGAGGGTCGGAACGGATGATCCGGCCGGCGAAGCTGTGTCCGGTGATGTCACCGGAGCGGATCGCCTCCAGGATCTCGTCTGCCAGCGGGGTCTCGTTGTAACGGGTGATGGTTAGCAGCCCACGCTCCTCCGCCCGGATGTCCCGCGGCGAGCCCAGCGGCACCGAGAACCGGTCCGACGGGGTGCCGAACAGGGTCATCCCGTGGTTGTAAAACACCCCGGTCCGCCACGACTGGCGGCCGCCCTGCGGGCGCGCGTCGGCGATCGCCTTGTTGAACACGCTGCGTTCCAGCGTCTCCTTGTAGTGGCCTTCGTGGTCCTGGATCTCCGCCTCGCGGTCGAAGACGGCCACGTACGCCTCGACAGTGCGTCCGTCGCCGAACTCGCTGCCCTGGGCGCGAGTCAGGATCCGGATGTCCTCCAGCGGGTAGGACCGGACGAACAGTTGCGATCCAGCGGTCCACTCGGCGCGGCTGGTCTTGTCCTCGCTCACTTCGATACCAAACTTCCTCGCCGCGGCTTTGATCTTCGGCATGGCTTTGTCTCCGAACGGCGACTGCGGAGCCCTGGCCAAGGCGTTACGTACGTGGGCGGCGTCGTGGATCGGGAAGTGCCGCAGCGAACGCGGCACCGTCTTACCCTGGTCGTCCTTAGTCCCACCCGGTTCGATGTAGGCAAACGCCGAGTCCGGCAGGTCGTTCATCATCGCGGCAGTCGCCGTGGCGCGCGTCGCGTCATCACTCATCAGCCGATTCACCTCCGGTGATCGCCAACGGTTCCCCAGCTGTGATCGTCTGCGAGCCTGGTTCCTGAAGCTGCACCGAGAACAGGCCGGTATGCGTCAACAAGCTCATGTCTTCGGCCTCGACCGCAGCGACCACGGACCTGGCCTCATATCCGGCGTCGAGCAGCGTACGGATGGTCGAAGACTTGATCTGCTGGATCTTCGCGCGTTCCTCGGCGTCCTCACGCAGGAACGCGATCCCCACCTCGTCGTACCACAACTCAGACCCGCCCGGCGGTGGCACGATCGGAGCCAAGCTGCCCGCCGCGTTACGCCACAACGGTCGGAAGGTTGTGTCCGCCACAGAACGGCGGGCCGCCGCGTAGTTACCCGCGTTCAGGCTCGAGCCCTGCATACCCTCCGATGAGGGTACAAGCACCGGGTGCAGCCCTGCGTCGGCGATGATCCGCGTTTCACCCTTACCTTGGGTCGCGGAGAAGTCCAACTGCTTCAGGTCCTTGCCAACCACCGTCGGGGTCGCCCCACCACCCAGGTATAGCGTTTTGTACGCGTTGCGCCAGCCCGCATGCTTGTCGTTCATCTTCGCCACGAACGTCTGAAACTGCTCCTCGGTCACCGACGCGTCGAACGACACGACCATCTGCGGTGTCGCGCCATGCTCGAAAAACGCCAACTTGTGCATCGTGGCCGCCTGGTCGGCCTGGATCTCCCTGACCGCCGGCGCCAGCCACGACATGCCGCGGAACCGGGCCAGCGGATCGGGCACCGGCGCGAAATGCGCAACCTCCTCGGCCAGCAACGCCTCGGCGTCGAGCGTGCCGTCCTGCGGGGCGTAGATGAAGCCGATGATCTCCGCGTCGATCTGCCACGGCGACTCGACCGGCTGGCCAGACCGGTCGCCCATGACAATGGTGACGAAATCCGGGCGGAGCATCCGCAGCCGGTCCGGATCCTCAACACTGCGGGCCACGAACGCGTTCCCGCCCAGGTCCGCGTCCAGGATCATCCGGGACAGCAGGTCACCGGTCGTGCCACGCGGCCACGGACTCTTCAGGATCTCCAGATCCGGCAGAGAGAACAACCGCCCCGGCCGCCCCTTCTCAAACGCCCGGTAGATGAACCGGGCCTCGGAGAAGATCTGCATGCGCTTCAACTCGCAGGCGAACACCATCGAGTTCGCGGCGAACGCCGACTGCGCCAACTGGGCAAACCCAGACGGCGGCGGCTCCTGGTCCGGCATACCCGACGCCGATGCTGCCAGCCCGAAGTAGGTGTTGCCACCGAACGTGTACGACTCCAGGCCGTCGCTCGGGAACGGCCAAGTGAAACCGCGGCGTGCATGCTGCGCCAGGCTGGTCACGTCCGCGCCTCATCCACGTCGTACAACCACAGGAACGACCCTGCGGCGACCACACCGGCGGCCATCAGCGCCCAACCCAACCCGAACTGCACCGCCACACCCGAGGCGGCCATCGCCACCCCACCGGCGTAACCGGCGCGCGCCCGGGCAACCCGTGAAATCCGCCGGGCCCGGGTAGCCGCACGCACCGCCACCGCGGATACAACCTGCTGCCAGCGGGCAGGCCGGGAGGCGAACGGGACCGCTACTGCCATGCCGCCCACACCTCCCTCACCTGTACCGGGACCTCGTGGAGAATCCACACGCCCATGCACATGGCCACCGTGAAGTCGATGTGCCCCTTCGACCGGCCCTTGCGCAACGTGAACCCGCCACGCTCCTGCGCCACCGCCACCGCCGCCTTGACGTGCGCCGTCTGCTCCGGATCACCATCATGCACAATCCGACCGTCGAGGATCAGCTTGAAAGCCAGCCCACACGCCGGGACCATCCGCTGCGGCGACTGGTCAAACTCGATCGCCGCAATACCGTGCTCCTCCAACATCCGAGCCGGCACCTCGAAATACCGCGGGTCGTACACCACCCCACGGAAGCCCAACCCAGTTGCCCGCTGCCGGATGTACACCCACACGTCATCATGCGGAATCCGACCACCATGCTCAGCGGCCCGCCAAATCTTCGACGTCACCGCGATCCGACCATCCGGCAACATCTCCACCCGGTCCACAGCCACCGAGTCATGCTTGAGCGCCATGTCCACAGCCAGCAGCCACGGGTGCTCGTTCGACGGCTCCCACTTGCCGCGGCACCGGCCCCACGCCGCAGGATGATCCTTAAGCCAAGAATCCTCGGCCACGTCCACCCAACGGTTCGCGTAATACCGGATCCACTCGTGCGACGGCATGTCCGGCTTACCCCAGGCGTTCACCCGGTCGGTTGCGGACCACAACACGTCCGCGGCCGCCGATGCGGCGCGAACCGCCAACTCCCGGTCACGCGGCCGGCGGTAGTCCAACCCGTCCGGCGCCTCACGCCAGTCGAACAGATATCGCGGCGAGACCGACGGAGTACGTTCCACCCGCCGGCCCAGCTTCACCAGATCGCCCAACAGCGACGTGTCAATGTCGAACCCTGCCGTCGACAACGAGATCTGCCGGCCGCAGCCACGCCGCGTACGCCGCTTGCGGGTCGACTTGCCGATCACCGTCTTCACCCGGGCCTTCTTACTCCCGGGCTCGCCCCACTCGTGCAGCTCGTCGCACACGAACAGGGTCGGCAGCCCACCCTCGTTCGTGCCGGCCACCGCCGCGACCCGGAAGATCCGCCCCGGGCGGCCATCCGAGAACGTGATCTCCGTGTCGTAGACCTCGAAAAACCCGCACAGCGGCGCATCCTTGACGGCCTGGTCCCGGCCGCCGCACATCGTGGCCACCGCACCGAACAGCAGATCCGCCTGCTCGAAGCTGGCCGCGGCGATCGGGATGTTCGGCGAACCCACCGCGATCTGCGGCGGACCGGCGAACTCGAGCACCACAATCGCAGCGATGAACTGGGTCTTGCCGTCGCCGGTCGCCGCACCCCGCAGCGCCTCGTCGTAGTGCCACTGGTCGCAGACCGGGCAGAACTCGTACCAGCAGTACAGGAACCGCTTCTGATCCGGGCGCAACTGCATCAGCTTGCCGTACCAGTCGCCCTCACCACAGATGCAGTTGTCCTCAATCCACCGCACCGCCACCGGACCCTCGGTCGGCCACAGCGCACCAGGCTCGGGCTTCCACCCGCACGCCTGGCAACCCGGGTCAGGCTTCGGCCTCGATGACCCGCGGGTCCGGGCGCGCCTCGACCTCGACGGGGCGACGGTTGTCATCGCCACCTCCGTAACGGGTGTTCATGTCCGCCAGCGACTTACGTTGGGTGATGACCGCGATGCCAAGGCTTGACCGGTGCAGCGGGCCGATACCCATCTGCCGCTCGCACCGCTCAGCCGCATCCAACGCCCGGTAGGCGATCCGGTACAGCGGATTCTCCGCAGGCTGACCAGTCGACCCGCGCACCAACGGCTCCTGGTCGGCCTCGGCGATCGTCCGCAGATACCGGTCGTACTCGCTGATCCAACGGGTCAACAACCCCCGATCAACCACGGTGATCACCGTCGCCACGGAGTCGTCCCAGTACAGATCCCAGAGCACCCGCGCCTGCTCGCTCAGCCCGTCCGGCGGGTCGAAGCGGCCCCCCTGCACTGGCACCAGGTCCGCGCGGCGCCCGTTGTAGGGGCGAACCGCCGTGCCAGCAGGCTTCTTGGTCCGAGGCATCAGTCTGAGAACCCCCCCACCGAGGCCGGGTTGACGAATAGCATGCCTACCGACCCTGGATCCATCTCAGCTTGTTCTTGCTGTCGACGCCACGCAGCCGTTATGCGGCGGTCAGCTTCAAACTCCTCCGGGGACATCCGACCCTTCCGCCGATTGCATGTCATGCAGCACCACGTGGTGTTGGTGCGGTAGTAGGGCTCTTTCTCTGGGTCTTGTACGTCTAGCGTGATGTCTGCCAGTCCGTGACCCATGGACGCATACAGGTCGTGGCAGTAGCCGCAGCCGTTGCCGTACTGGTACTCGGCTTGGTGAGCAACGACCTTCGGGTCCCACCCATACTTGTTGATCAGGTCCTTTTTGGTGACCGGAGCGAGACCACGCGCTGCCCGCTTCTTGGTGAGGTTCGTCGCGTGCCGCCGGATGGTGTCCCGCGCTTTGACATCCCAGCGGTTCTTCCGCTTCTGGTTGTCACGAGCAGTTTGCTCACACCGCCGGCAGACACCCTTGAGTAGCTGACCGCGAGCATGTGGGGAGGATGCATCTAACCCACGTCTCCGCTGGAACGCGTACTGAACCAGGTCGGGCTCGTACACCGTGCCGCAGCGGTTGCAACGTCGGGAAGCCAAACCAGCACCTCCCAAAAACGATCTCCGATACCGGTACGGCTCGACGAGAGG